ATCATTGCAAAACGGTGAAAAGCCGGTATATAATTTAAGGCTTGTCGGGTCGTTAGCTCAGTTGGTAGAGCAGCGGACTTTTAATCCGTTGGTCGCAGGTTCGAGTCCCGCACGACCCACCAGACAAACTTCGAGACTTCGATGGTTTGGCAGAGGGTTTGACAAAAAGCGATGCTTGTTGAAAAACAAGTGATGCATGTCAAAAACGATGCTATAATTCGAGTCTTAGCTGATTGACCAAAATCAGTAACACTTACAAAGCTTGGTGCTCAGCATCATGCAAAGTAAAGGGCTCCTAGCTCAGTTGGTAGAGCAGCGGACTCTTAATCCGTTGGTCGACAGTTCGAATCTGTCGGGGCCCACCAACTTTTTCCCAATAGGGACAAGGGGTTAGCATCGAAAGACGCTAACCCCTTAATTCTTTCTGAAACCCATGTAGGCGCCTGTGTAGGTGGCTTTCGTGAGGTGCCTACAGAATGAATGCATGTAGGTCGCTTTGTGGGTACGTTGGCGCTATCGGCATATCGCCTGGGCGTGTATCCTGCGGCCCCATGCGACAAATACTCGCCGCCCCCCTGGTAATCCTTGGCCTGTTGGCCATGGGGTCGAGTTACCTGCCGCTCGGCCTGGCCATGGTGCTCCTGGGTGTGGCCCTGCTCCAGCGCGTGACAGTCCGCGCTGAAGAGGCATTCATGGGGCTCTTGATGATCGTCGGCGCGCTGGGCGCACTGGCAATGTTCGTCCAGTACGCCCTGCAGGTCATCGGTTGGCTGCCTTGACTGCGTCGTTGGTCATCGCATTCTTGGCCACCTCGTTGCGCTCCACCTGAATCTCGTCCAGTGCCTGGCGCTTCTCGGCGCGCGTCATGTCGCGGTCTGCATAGATCGCATTGCGGCGCTTGTTGAGCTCGGCCAGGCGCTTGGTAGCCGTGGTGATCACCTCCCTGGCGGCCAGCTTGTCGATGTCGTCGGCCTCCTTTGCGTCAGCGCGCTCGTCGTCACCCTCCTTGCGCAGGGCATTGACTGAGCGGTAGATGGTGTCCACTTCTTCGCGCATGTTGTACAGATCCGACTCATAGACCGTGCCTCGGGCTGGGTCCAGTCGGTAAAAGCTCTTGACTACGGGCAGGTCATCGGCGCGCAGCGCTGCTGATGGTGGCGCGTCGGACATGGAGCGCACGGCCAGGTCAGACAGACCCAGGGCATAGCTGCCCACGGTGCCGAAGTAGCCATTGACCAGGTACTCCAGGCGCTTGGGGCTTGCGCCCAGGGCGTCGGCCACGCCCGGCGCTGCAGCGGTCAGGGCTTTCATCGTTGCCGATGTCCGGCCGTCATAGCGCAGGCTGGGCAGCTTGCCCTCGTCGGTGGGTGTCTCGATGGGCGAATCCCTGAAAGTGTCCTTGTTGGCCCACACATTCAGGCCTGGGCGGATCATCTGCGGCACCACGTCCATGGCCAGCTGATCGCGCACGTTGGCCCACAGGCGGCTCAGGGTCTTGTTGCCTGAGTCTAAGCCCATGAAAGTACGCACCAACAAACGCTCGGGCAGTGTGGCAAAAACCACGCCCAACTCGAAGGGCTTGGGGATGCGGAAGTGCTGTCCGGCGATCTTGATGTGCCAGTAGGTGTCCTTGTCCCAGTCGGGCAGCTCTTCATACCAGTCTTCACCGGCATTGACAGCGGCCAGGGCCAGGGATGCGGCCATCATGACCATGCCGTATCGGGCCAGGCGCTTGGGGTCGGCCCGGCCCAGGCGATACAGGCCCTGGATGCGGGCATTGAAGAAGGGCAGGGTGTCGGCCATCACCTGGTAGAGCGGGCTGGAGCCCCGCAGGTTGAAGTCCATCAGGTCCTTGGCCTCATAGGCGGCGGTCGTGGGCGACTTCTGGGCGGTGCTCGATGCCTTGTAGGCCGCCTCGCGGTTGGCGTTTTCCACGGCCTCGCCCAGTTCGCGGTACCGCTCCCAGCCCAGCAGGCCCTTGTCGACCACGGAGCCCAGGAAGCTGTTGATGGATGAGGCATCCATGCCGCGCTTGCGCAGGGCTCGGCGCATGGCGCGTGCCGTGGCGGTCGGGTCGGCTGAATCGACGTTTCCAGACTGGAAGCTGGCGCCAGCGAACAGCATGGCCTCACTGGCGCCGGTGCCCTTGTATGAGTCCTTGATGCCTTTCAGGGCGGCGGCCGGGTTGAAGCGATCGCGCGAAATCATCTGGGAGGCCAGCGAGTCGCGGATGAAGTTGCGCGCCATGAACTCAGGCGTTGACGTGATGGTCTGCGTCAGCACGCGCTTGAACCATCGCGCAGCGGCCAGACCACGGAAGTCCAGCGGCACGAAGCTGGTTGCGGCGCGCAGCAGCAGGGGGTCGTGCACCTTGTAAAACTCGGGCTTGCCGCCACGCATCACCCGAATCACGTCCTTGTCGGCTGGTTGCTGGATGGCCCACATCTTGGCCATGCCATCGAACAGCTCGGGCGGGAAAATCGCCATGATCTGCTCAGGCACACCAGACTGCTCGAGTGCTTTCTCGATCTGCGAGCGGGGCACGATGGCGGCTTTCATGTCGTAGCCCACCTTGCTGATCGCCTCGGAGTCTGCGGCGGTCAGCACATCCACGGTCTTGCGCAGCGCGTTGTTCTTCAGGCTGGCATCGATCAGCCGGCTGAAGTTCATCAGCAGGTTCTCCATGGGGTCGTTCAGGGCGCTGGTGCCACCCTTGAGGGTGCGAATGCCTGAGCTCTGTCCGGCCAGACCCTTGCGGCCGGTGGGGCTGAAGGCGGCGCGCTCGTCGATCTGCCGGTAAAACGGGATGTAGTCGGCGTGGTCCCAGACCTTGCGAGCCTCGGCATCGATCAGCCCGGCGCCCTGGGCGACGTCCAGCACGGAGCGTTTGAAGTCGGCGTACTGCACGCCCACCTTGTTGAACAGGGCGCGCTTGGGGCTGCCGGGCGGGCCGGCTAGGTCCTGCAGGGCTGCGATCTCTTCGGCCGTGAAGTTGTTTTCACGCCCCTCGTTCATCAGGCGTGCAGCTCGGTTGCCCACCATCCAGCCGAACCAGTTGTTCACGTCATCGCCCAGGGGCTCCAGGATCTGCAGCAGGCCCTTGCTGCCGTCGATCTTCTCCAGGTGCTGGCCATTGTTCGCCCATTTGGCTTTGCCGTGCATCAACAGGCCACGCATCACTGCCGACGTGCCGCCATTGGCCAGGCGGGCAGCAATGTACGGGTCTTGTTCGTGGGGCAGGTTGCCCACGTCGCGCCGGATGGCGTTGTCGATGCCCGTGAACTGGTCCAGGGCACCCTGGCGGAAGTTCAGGAAGGCGTCGGCGGCCAGCGTGTTGCGCTGCTGGATCATCTCGATCGCGTCGCGCGTCTTCTCGGTGACGTAGTCGCGCACGCTTTGCACAAGGCCCTTGGGCTGCTTCAGGCCAGCCTTGCGCATGGCCTTGGTCAGATCGTCGTCGGGCTGGATGCTGAAGTTGGATGCGTCATCCTCTTGCTTGCTGAAGGCCTGCGCCGCCCCCATTGGCGCGCCGCCGGTGACAAACCGGAAGGGCTCACCCTTGGCCGTCTTGCCGCTGATGATGGCATTGCGGGCATCGCGCACCAGGGCCAGCACGTCCAACTCGGTACCGGTGCGGTCCAGCTTGGTGGCCAGGGTGATGAGGTTGAGCTTGCGCAGCAGCTTGACCACCTCGGCCTTGAGATCCGACAGGTAGCCCTTGAACTGGGTCAGTGCGCTGGTGTCGTTGCCCTGGGCCAGGAAGGCGATCAGCTCGTTCATGATCGTGCTGCGGCGCACATCCGCTGGCTTGCCTTCGGTCTGCTTGATGTACGGCTGCAGGCGGTCCCACACGGTTTTGCCGGCCTGGGCCTCGTACTTCTTGGCCAGTTTGGCAACACCTGCCAAGCCGTTCATGTTGCTCCACAACTCCGTCAGTCGCGCCTCAGGGCTGCCACCCAGGGCACCCTTGAGACCCAAGTGGCCGTAAACTTCGTGGAAGACCACCCGCTCAGCTTGTTCGCGTGACTTGATCGCCGCACCAACCAGGTAGACCTTGCCTTGAAATTCAACCCCTTCGATGCCGCTCAGGTTAAAGCGCTTGGTCAGCGCGTCCTGGACAATTTTCTGAGGAAGGTCGCGCCACGTGTCGACGGCGATGATTTGCCCGCCAGTGACACCGCGCCAGCCGTCCTGGAGATCCCGTGCGATTCGCTCGAGGTTCACTTTACCGATGGCTCGTTCATCAAGCGCGTCGACGGTGTCGAGCTTTCCTGGAACGCTGCTGCGGACACTGCCATCGACAGCGCCACCGATGGGCACGATGCCCAAGCTGGCCAGGCTGGGCCGGGTGTCGCTGGAGAACAGAGGTAGTCCGCCGGCGGCTTTCTCGCGCATGGCGGGGGTGATGTCAAAGGCGTTTTGCTTCTCGCCGCTCAGATCCACATGGGTGCTGCTCAGGTCCATCTTGGTCAGACCGTCGCCCCCCACCTTCTTGAGCACATCCTTGGCCACCTTCGGCACGATCTGGTCGTAGAAGGTGCGCATGCCTTCGCCGCCTACCTTGAGGCCGTCGCCGTCAATGCGGCGCGTTTTTGCATTGATGTCGCCGCGCCCCGGGTCGCGTTGTGGTGTCGCATCCAGCAGCTTGCGCGCAGCTTCTTTGCCAATGTAGTCTTCGACTTTGTCTTCTGGCACCTCTTGGCGCAGTGCCTCTTTACCCTCTAGGTCGGTTGCAATCAGCACACCCTTGTCGGTGTACTCAACCCGGCTGATTTGCTTGCTCAGGTCAAACTGATCTGCCGCCTGCTGGCCGGTGATGAAGGCCACACGGTCATACCCGCCATCGGCGGCCATCTTGATGATGCGCTTGATGGCCAGGGAAACCCATGCGTCGGTTTTGGTGACGAAAGGGGCGGAGGGCACACCGCTCTCACGGCGATCGTGGAAAACCTCGTTCAGGTCGATGCCGCTGCCGTTGGTGGCTTTGATCAGTCGGCTCCAGTTGTCATGCGTGGACGTGCCGTCATCGCCAAGTGGATCTTTCATCAAGCGGTTGATGTCAGTGCGGGCCTGCGCCTCGCTCATGCCGCCCTTGATTGCCGCCTGCAGCACCTCGTTCGGGAAGGTGTTGGCAAAGCCCTTCTTCTTACCTTCTTGCCCCCAGTCGCTCTGCACCTCCTGCACGAACAGCACGCGCTTGCCGTCTGCGTCGGTTCGGTCATCGATGCGAACGTGGGCCAGCACGTTGGGCTCTTCCCAGTGCTTGCTTCGATAGTCGGGGCCATCGATCACCTTGTTTTGCACCAGAACGGGCGAAGGGAAAGCCGCCTCTGCCTGCTCCCGAGTGCTGAAACCCTGCTCGCCCCATTCACCATTGCGGTCGACGATGTACCACTTGCCAGCTGACTCTCGCGCTTCAAATGGCCCCTTGGTGGCTTCGACCTGCTTTGTAACAGTCTTTCCGGCGGGCAGTTTCAGCAGCAGCTCGCGGTAGTTCTCGCCTCCGGGGATGGCGTAGTCGCCGAACTTGGTGGGATTGACGATCTCTGACGCCATTGGCTCCACGATGGCCTTGATGTCGTCTGGCAGCTCGTCCAGGTCATATCCATCTTCACCGTCGGTGAAGTAGACGGCCTCGTCACCGTGGTCAGCCTCCCAGCCGGTGCCCTCAAGGACGCGGTTCATCCTGGCCACGATGTCACCGGGATTGCCCAGCATCACCTCTTGCACCTGCACCCCGTTGGCGCGCACAAACTCGGCCACCTGCTCGCGCTTGACCTTGCCCTGCTGCAGGCCCAGCCAGTCGCGCAGGCCGGTCCATTCCACCTCGTCGGCCTTGATGGCGCCACGCTTGGCCAGGGCGTCGAGGTATTGCAGCCAGGCCGCGGGCAGCCCCTGCGCCATCGGGGACTTGTCGACCCGGCGGGCCAGCTCGGAGTAGAAGGGTGGGGTGTCGTCGATGGCAATGGAGAAGTTCGGACCGCCCTCGCTGCTGGCGTCCACCATCTTGGGCACATGCTCGGCCCGAATGAACCACCCGCCGTCCTTCTTGAAGGTGTAGGCGTCGAACTCCTTGGCCTGGGCTTGGCTCAGATCCTTGCGCACCACCCCCTTGAGCACCTTGCCCTTGCCGGTGGTGTGCTCGATGATCGGCCAGCCTTTGCCCTCAGCCAGTGCGGTGCCTTGCTGGGCCTGCTCAGCCTTTTGTGCCTTGGCAGCCTGGCGGCCGTCCTGCTTGACGGCCTGGGCCACATCAGCACCAGGATCGGCCGAAGCCTCGCCCTCTGCCGGTACCGGCTTGGCGCGCTTGGGCAGATCGGCGTCGCGGATGCGGGCGAAAAAGTCGTTGATGTCGTCGATACCCGTCCAGTCGCGGGTGCGCTGCTCAGGCGCGCGCTGGCCTTCGGCAGGCTTTTCGATCACCACGATGCGGGTGGCCACGCTGGTGCCGGCGCGCTCAAAGGTCACCTGAGGCAGCTTGATGTCTGCCACCAGGTGCAGGCCTTCGGCGGGGTGGAAGGTTTCGGTTCGCTTGCCAGTTGGCTTGACCTGCGTAACTGCATTGAGGTTGATGGCACTCGACAAATCGGCGCCTTTGGGGCGTGCGTAAGAGGCGCCACCCTTGGTTGGTGTGTCGATGTTGTGCACCACCATTTCGGACTGAGCACCAAACGCCTTGATGGTGATGGTGTCGCCTCGGTAAATCTTGCCAAGCTCAGGGTGATCAATCAGCGCCTTGGCCGGCTTAGCCTCCTCTTCATAGAACCACTTGTCAAACCGCTTGTCTGCGGCCGGGCCGGTGGGGATCAGCGCCACGATCCGGCCACCCTCGCGCAGGTGCCCGGCAGCCTTGGCCAAGTGCTCCACCGCCAGCTTGCCACCCATGCCGAAAGGCGGGTTCATGACAATGCCGTCGAACTTGTTGCTGATGTGCAGGTCTTCAAAATCGCTGCCGATGATCTTGCCGTCGAAGACCATGGCCAGGCGGGGGCGCAGCGTGCTCGATGGCTCGATGACTGTGCGCTCGGTGTTCTCGGGCATCCATCGGGCAATGGCGCCATGGCCGCCGCTGGGCTCCAGCAGGTGATCGCCAGCGTGAGAGTCCAGCCACTCCACCATCTTCAGACCCAGGGGCTCAGGTGTGGCGAAGTAGTCGGCGCCCTCGGCCGCCTTGGTCTTGCTGTTCTTCTTCTGGGTGCCGTAATAGAACGACACCGCACGGTCGAACTCGGTCAGCGCCTCATTGGCGGCCTTGTCGCGCTCCTTGCCGCCCTTGCCTTCGCCTTCGTGGCCGGCGGGGTATGCATCGGATTCCTCGAATGCCGCAATGAAAGCATCCTTCAGAGCGCGGGCCAGTTCACCCATGCCCAGGTTCTCGGCCGTGCTCGATCGCGTCGAGATGGTGGTGGCAAAGGCCCACTTCTCCCAGTTGGTGCCGGTGTTGAAGTAGCGGAAGATGGCGTCCGTCTTCTGGCCCGTGCGGTAGATCCGGCCCTCTTGCTGGATTGCTGTGGTGGGCTGCGTGGGTTGCCCCAGGTTCAGCAGGGCGCGCTGGTGCTTACCGGTGGTGTCGTGCAGGCTGATACCCTCCTTGCCTGCGGCAGACTGCACCAGGATCACGGTCGGGCCGGTGGCGTCGTCCTGGAACTTGGCCACGTTGGCGCGCCGGTCTGCTGGCTTGACGTCGCCATTGAACAAGAGCACGCCAGGGAAAGCCTGCTGATACGCCTCGATGGGTGAGGGCATGGCCGCGAACGGGTAGCGCACCAAGTCGCGGAACTCCCGGCGGAACATGCTGATCGCCTCGTTGGCCAGGGCCACCTTCTCGGCGCTCACGCTGTCGTCACCACCTTCGGACATGGATTGGATGTCAAAGGGGTTGAAGCCGCCGCCCTTCTTGTAGTCGTGGAAAACCACCACCTTGCGGCCCATGGCCATGTGAGCCTTGACGTGCGCAATGGATTCCTGAGCCTTGATGGCCTCCAGCAGGTAGCGGCGCGAGAGGTAATCGAACTTCTTGCGCAGCACGTCGCCCAGGGTGTCAAAGCCGCGGTGAGGTTCGCGGCCCGCCTCCTTGTCGCCATGGGCCTGGTCGTACACCCAATTCAAGGCTTCGTCGATGCGCAGGCCGATGGCCGATTCGACCAGGACAAACCGGCGGTCATAGTCGGCATGCACGTCCAGCATCCGGCCAGACAGTGCGCCAGAGGTGCGTAGCCAGGTGTTGAATTGGCGCTCCATCAGGCTGGTGTTGACCTTGGCGTCTGGCTTGGTCAGCTTGTTGTAGCGCATCCGCATGCCGAAGTGCTGCATGAAGAACTGTTCGCGGTTGCTGCCCTCGTTGTAGCCACGGAAGGTGTTGGACTCGTCGCCTCGACCTTCGTCGTATTCCATCAAGTAGCCATTGGCCCAGTCGACCGTTGGCACGTAGGCGAAAGGCGTGGCGCTCAAGAAGGTGGCGCGTGGGCGGCTGGCGCCTTGGGCTTCTTCCACCTCGGCCTTGATGGCGTCCTGTGCTGCGTTGACCTTGGTGTTGAGCTTGTTGCGATCGGCCTCAAGCTCCGCCTTGTGGGCGGCGACTTCTTGACGATATGCGGCGGAGGTTTTGCCGTTGTCCTCGATGTCCTTCAGCATCGTGTTGATCTGCTTCAAGCGATCAATGTCCACACGGTTGCGCATGCTGTGCAGCGTGTAAGCCCCATCGGGGTGCTTGGTGATGGCGCGCAGGGTGGCCAGCGCGGCGGTGGGTTTGCCGTCTTCGGCCTGCATTAGGTAGTGAGCCTCGTCGTGCACCACCAGATCCCACTCACGATCACCCAACACACGGTTGTCGCCAAAGTTGGCATAGGTCGTGATGACCACGCCCCTTCCGGCGTCCTTGGTGCTGGCTAGTGGCGTGATGTCCAGCCCCAGGCGCTTGCCCGAGCTGATCCAGTCTTCCATGATCTTGTCGCTGGGCACCACCATGATGGTGTTGGTCTTGCCCTGCAGCGCAAAGCGCTTGACCACACCCAGGCCCGTGAAGGTCTTGCCGGTACCGGTGCCGTTGGTGAACAGCATGCCGTAGCCGTCTGGCTTGGCAAAGCGGGTTTCAGCCTTCTGAACATCCTCCTGCTGACCCGGCAGCAGGAGGGGTAGGGTTTCGCGGATGTTGGCGGTGTCGCCCAGCTTGACGGCAGTGGGTGCCGTCCGCTGAGCCCGGTTGCTCAGGCCTTGTGCCAGTCCGTCTTGAGAAGCCCCGCGAGTCGCGTCTGCTGAGACGGTCTCAACCGGAATTCCTCGGTCGCCAAACCCACCGCCTCGTTGATCGAGGTCAGCTCCGGCAGGCACGAGCGAAGGTCCGGACTTGCTTGTGCTTCCACGAACCGGCTGATCGCCACCGTCTCGCGCAGCAGGGGCGCCACCAGCAGATACCCCCGAATCACCTGAGCGTCCGCCCCCTTGGCCGCCAGATCGCTTTCCAGCTTTGCCAGCGCCTGCGTCAGCTTGTCCTGGCTCATTTCCATCAGGCTGCGCCAGTACGCGCTTTGAACCGGCTGGGTCTTGGCGATCTGGTTCCAGATCATTGCGGGCACTTGGTACATTGCTGTCTTCCTTTTCGGCCGCATTGTCGGCGATGGTGTCCAGGTCTGTCGACTCCACCTCACCAGCGCTGCTCATGCCATCGAAGGCCGCGGCGCGTGGGTCGTACTTCACGCCCATGTACCAGGACTTCAGGTAGGGCTTGGCGCCTTCGCCCAAGTCGTCGACCATGGCGCGGGCATAGGCTGCGAAGCTGCGGGCACCCTTTTCGATGTGATAGCCGGCCAGCGTCAGACCGTCCATCAGCATTTCGGGGTCAATGCCCGACTGGGCGCGGCCCAGCTTTGCCTTCAGGCGGGCGCGAGCTGCTGCGGCTGCGTCTTCGGTGAAGATGGTGTTGGCCGATGGGATCGGCTTGGCCTTCTCGCTCTCAGGCGCAAACATATCCCCCATGCCCGACATCTGCTGATCGGCCGACTGGCCCAGCTGGAAGTCGTCAACGGTCGAATCGGCGCGGGCCTTGTCGTCGCGGGCCTCGGCTTCGCGGCGCAGGCGCTCCTGATCGGCGGCCTTCTTGGCCTTTTCGGCGCTGGTGGCGGCCTCTTCGCGTTCGGTCTTGGCCTTGAGGTCTTCAGGCGTCTGGGCCTGGAGGGTCAGGCCTTCACTTTGCCCTGCTTGGTCCCGTTGAGCATCTGCGCGCGATCCTCGGGCGTCACGTCCAGATCCACCGGCAGGCCGCGCTTTTGCGCCTCCAGATCCATCAGGCGCTTGCGCTTGGCTGCTGGCAGCTTGGCCAGCTTGACCAAGGCTTGCTTCTCCAGGGAACTCGGTGGCGATTTCATCGGCAATCTCCTGTTCGGTAAAGCCCATGTCGCGCATGAAGGAGCGCACGGCTTCAGGCGTGTTCACGGTCGGGGCGGTGGCCACATCCGGAATGCGGTCATCACTCAATGCGGACAACTCTTCGGGGCTCAGGCCTGCCTCGGCCATGATCGCCTCGCGCTCGGCGTCGGCTTCGGCCTGGCTTTCGGCGTCCAGCTGTTGCTGCTCTTGCTGGTACTGGGCTTGGCGGTCATTGTAGTCAGCCTCAGCCTTGCGCATTGCCCCCACACTGGTGAGGCGGGGTGCACCACCCATCTCGTCATAGATGGCCGCCTCGAAGGTGGCGCGGCGCTCGTCCTCGGGCACGCCGTCAAAGTAGCCAGCTTCGGCCAGCGACTCCAGGGCGGTGTCCAAGTCCATGCCGCCCTTCTTGCGGAATGGGTAGGCTTTGAGTGACCCGGCTTGCACGGTGTGGGCCAGCTCTTCGGGCTTCAAGCCAAACTCACCAGCCACAGAGTCGCGCCGGATGCCGCCCATCTTGGCCAAGGCCTGCAGCATGGTGTCGTTCTCTGGGTCCAGGCTCAGGCGAGCCTTGGCGCGCGCTGCGGCCTTTTGCGCATTGATGGCCTTGCCCACGTGCGAAATGTCACCCAGCGGCTTGCGCTTCTTGCCGTCCTTCACCCAGGTCTTGAAGGTGTCCATGGGCAATTCAGTGATGGCGCCCATGCCTTTCCAGCCCTTGGCGTAATTGGCCCGGTAGATCTCTTGGGCTTGCTCGATGCTGTCGGCGCCCAGCACCACCTTGTGCTCATCAAACTTGCCGGTCTTGGGGTCCACCTGGTCAATCACGAAGGCGCGCGACTCATCAAGGCTTTGGCCCACGAACACGTCGACATGGTCCTTGTCAGCGCCCACGGTGCCCTTGATGTAGCCGTAGTGATGCGCCATGGTGGTTTCCCACTTGGCGCCATCGGAGTCCACGCCGCTGCGCTTGGATCCGCGCGGGTTCTCGATGGACAGATCCAGGCCTGCAAACTTGCCGTGACCTTTGGTGTAGTTGCCCGCATCCTTCTGGGCCTGCGTTGGCTCGGGCAGGTCGTTCGCTGGACTGGTGGCGGCCATGTTGGCGGCCTCGTCGATGGGGCGCAGTGCAGCCGGCGCCTGAGCTCCGGCAGTAACGTCGCCAGCTCCGGTATCAGCGCCTTGAGCTTCGGTAGCAGGCTCATCGGCCAGGCCGGTGGCGTCCTCGGTGCTCACCTGCACGGGACCATCGAACACACCCAGCACGTCGGGGTCGACCTTGGCGCCAAATAGGCCTTTGCTCTCGTAGGCGGCTGCGATTCGCTTGAAAAAGCCACCCAGCTCGGTGGCAGGCTTGCCGTCAGCGGCCTCGATAGCGCGTTCCACCGCCCTCTTGGGTAGGCCGAAGTGCGCACCCAGGTCTCGGAACATGCCAGCGAAGCGATCACGCATCACGGTCGGCGTGTCTTCGGTCGTGGGCGGGGTGGTCAAGAAGCCCTTGGACTTGGCCAACTCGAAGGGGTCCATGGCTGGGGCAGGCTTGCGCTCGGCAGCCTGGGCCACACCCTTGACGATTCCGGCACCACCACCCATCAGCAGCGACTGGCCCAGGGTCACCTTTGCCGTGTTGACCACGTCATCCAGGTAATCACTCAAGGTCATGTCGGGGCGCGTGCCGCCGCGGCCAGCCTTGTCATAGGCGGCCTGCAGCGCCGTGGTGGCCTGCTCACCCACCTGCTCCTTGATCAGCAGCTCGGACAGCAAGAGGCCCAGCTCTTTTGTGCTGGCCTTGCCGGCGGCTTTGGCGAACAGGTCGCCGATCACGGGCAGGCTCAGGCGCTCGCCCAGAATCTCGGCTGTGCCGTGCCACAGTGCGCGCTCGGCAGCTTCGTCAGGCGCCTTGCCTTGGTTGCGTGCCTCGTTGTATGACTGTGCGGCAGACATGCCGCCCATGGCGCCCAGCGCCCTGGCGCCGGTACCGAAGCCCAACATGATGGGCACGTTGGCGAACGTCGATTCAAAGATCTGCTGCGTGAGCGAGTTGGGGTCTTTGGCCGCAATGCTGCGCTGCGCGTCGCTCGATGCCTCAGCAGCATTGGCTGCCACGCTCGACAGATCGGAGTCAGGCCCTGCGGTCAGGTCAGAGGCCGCACGGATGCCGGACCATGCGGCGCCGGAAATGCCCTCGATGCCTCGCACCGCGCCACGGGCTGCGTCGCCAGCAGTCTCCAGCGCAGCGCCACCCAAAGAGTTGTCCAGGGGCTTGCGGTTGGTCGTGTCCAAGACGCGGGGCAGCATGCCGCGATCAGGCGCGGCCTTGAGATCTGGTGCAGCGTTGCGGCGTGCTTGGATCACCTGGTTCTGGCGCACTCGCTCTTGAGCCTGCGGCGCCATGGAGTCCCATGCGGCATTGCCGCGCGCATCGTCCGGCGTGATCGGCAGGTTTGCCGGGGCAGGGCGCTGGAGTTGCTCACCCAGGCTCGGCGTTGCTGGTGCTGCTGTGCTGGTGATGGCTTGGCCCAAGCCTGAGCCCATGGGGTCAGATCCCGAATCGTCGATCGCCTCGCCAGTGCTGCCCCCTTGAAAGAGGCTGCCCACCATGTTCAGCGCACCCTTGGCGCTCTCAGCCATGCCACCCAGGCTGAGCGTCTTGGCTTGGTTGAGTCGCGGCGCTTGAGCCTTGGCTGCCGGCGCTGGCGCTGGTGCACTGGCCTTGGCCAGGTCATCGAACGGCCCAAAGCCGTTGTCTTTGTCGCTGGGCGCATCGCCCGCCAGGTCTTCAAAGGGGCCGTAGTCTTTGCTGCTCATCAGAAGTCTTTCCCAGTCAGTGCCTTGAAGCGGGCCTTGATTTCCTTGGCCTTGGCGGGGTTGGCTCGCGCGGCTGCCTCAGCCTGGGCGCGCAGCTGCAGGATCTTGTTGGGGGCGCTGGTCGGCGTGTCGGCGCCAGTGGCCTTGTCTTTGCCCTTGGCGACGGGCTTGTATTCGCCCTGGCCATCGCGCTCCACCAGGGTTGCGTCTGCACCCAGCACAATCGGCTTGGTGCGCTCGGTGGCGCGGCGCTCACCTTCGGTCACTCGGGTCGATGCAATGTCGCCCGCGGTGCGTGCTGCCACCGTGCGGCGCTGGTCTTCACCATCCACCTTGATTTCTTCGAGCTTGAGGCCGTGCTTCTGGCGGTTCGTCTCGCGCACGGCGCCCTGCTTGCCTTCTTCGGCTTGGATAGCTGCGCTGGCCTTCAGGCGCGCCAGCAAGGCAGGCGCCTCCACATCCTTGATCACGGCGGATGGGTCGCGCGCCATCATGCGCATGCGGTCAAACTGCTGGGCGCTGACTGTGTTGGTGGCTTCCTCTCCGGTGTCGTCGTTGCGCACCTTGAAGTTCCATCCCATTGAGCCGTCCATGCCCTTGATGGGATCGGCCGCCACCAGGGTCTTGCCATCGTCGACCAGGGGGTAAACCACCTTGGCCCACTCCATCGGGTCACCCGTCACGGCAAAGCGTTTTTCAGCGTCATCGAGGCGCTCGCTGCGGATCTCGCCACGCAGCTTGGCCTCTTGCGCCCAGTCTGGCATCCAGGCCTTGGGGTCAACACCTGCCTTCATGAGGTGCCCGCGACGCGCCTTCATGCCCGCCAGGATAGCCTCACGGTCATCGTTGTCTGTGGCCTGCTTGGTCACGGTCTGCTGCGCCGGCGCCTGAGCACCGCCCAGGGTCAGCGACTGGCCCAGGCCTTGCGCCGCATTGGGATCCATGCCGCCCATTTGCTGCGGCGCTGCCACCTGGTCACCCAGGGATGGCGCAGCGCCCAGGCTCACGGCGCCATTCAGGCCCAGCTGGGAGGCCTGGCCAAAGCCCGGCTGAGCATCCATGTCGCCTGCTGTCATGCGGGTGGACTGTGTCGCCCCTTTGATGGCGGACTGGTAAGCCTCGCTGCCTGCCTTGTTGGCTTCATCGAGTTGCTTTTCCAGTGCATTGGCGCGGTCCATTTCCTTCTTCTTCTGCATGAGCCCGGCGATGTTTGACACCGCGCTCAACCCAGAATTGAGGCCTTCTGCGAAACCCATGGTGTGGCCTTTCGTTTTAGATGGGCAGCGCTGACAGCATGAGCTGCTCGGAGCGCGGTGCCTTGCTCACCTTGCGGCGGGCGTTGTCCTTGGCCAGGGCCTGCACAGCAGCGCGCAGGGTGCCCAGCTCGGTGGCGATGTCCAGGGTCTGACCGTCTCCCACCCCGGTGCTTGCGGCCACGTCTTCGGCCATGGGCCCCAGGCGCAGGCGGTCATCGCCTTCGCCCTCCTTGTAGCGCCAGGCCTTGACGGGCGTGGTGATGACAGATGACAGAGCGGCCTCGGGGTCAACGTCGCCCTCGACGTTTTTGGCCTTGGATGACGACAGCAGAAGGGCGCCAGCACCAATGCCTGCCCCGGCGAGGCTTCCGACAAGCTGCGAATTGGCGGCATTGGCCTGCTGCTGCACGTTGGCCGCACCAAGCAACAGGTTGCCGCCTGAGCTGGTCGCACCAACAGACCCGCCATAGAACCCCTGTGCAGGCGCATAGGTCGTGTTGATTGCCTGCTGCTGGCTGCCAATTTGCCCGGTGGCCTGGCCGCCAGCACTGAGCGCAAGCTGGGCGCTCTGCAGCCCGGTGCTGGGCATGTTGCGGCCGAACTTGGCAGCGTTGTCCACCAGGCCGATGCCCGCCTGCTCGACTGCACGGCGTGCGGTACCGGATGCGCCGGCCGACATCTTGGCAACTGACAGGCCAGCACCAGCTTGCAGGGCCAGGGCCTTGCCGCCGGTCAACGTCATGCCGGTGCGGCCGATGTCGCGCTGCAATGCATCTTGCTGGCCCGCGACAGACTGGGCCACATCGGCGCGCGCTGCAGCGGCCTCAGCCTCGCGGCGCTGGGGCGTGTCGAAGTTCGCCGCCGTTTCGGCCATCTTGGATTCAAGCGGCGCGAAGGTGGTGCGGTAGCGGTCCCACTGGTCAGCGCTTTGCGCGCTCGCTTGGGTCTGAGAATCCAGTGATGACTGGATCAGCTGCTTGTAGAGGGGGTCAAATTCAGCTTGCCGGGCATCGGCCTTGGTCATCTGCTCGCGGGCCAGGGCGAGTTGCTCGCGGCCCACTTCGGCGTTTTGGACTGCGGCGGCGTTCACGCCACTCATGTCTGGCGCATCACTGCACATGGGGGTGCTCCTTTGGGGGAAACATCTTCACGAAGCCGGTGCTGACAGCCGTGTAGCCCATACGACGCATGAGCACACTGGCGTTGTTGACCAGCTTGGAATCGGCGCGGATCTCTTGTGCGCCTAGGTGGTCCACCAGCACGCTTTCGGCGTAGCGCAGCAAGTGCATGGACAAAAAGCCACCGCGGTGTGCGGGGGCGATGTACAGCGTGTCCTCTTGGGCGAACAGCGTGCCGGTGTGGCGAGACATGCCCAGGTACATGCGCAGGTTGCCAATGAGCGCCATGTCGCGCAAATCGCGCACCGTGAACTGAATCAGGCGCCCGGCACGCTCATCGGCCAGCATCGCGGCATAGTCAGGGTTCAGCTCAATGCCGTGCCGGTGCTTTTCCGTCTCCAGCCAGTGCTCGCAGTGCATCGCATGGAGCTCAGCCTGGATGTCCTTGAGGCGCTCCACCTGGATGACGTAGTCGCCCACCACCATGGCTGCGAAGCGCTTGGGGTCGTGCGCCAGATCCTCATTGCCGGTGGCAATGAACTCGATCCGACCGGCCAGCTCGGGCGTGAGCTGCTGGCCCATGAAAGCTGAAAGCGCCACGCGCAAGAGGTGCAGGTCCATCCGCGCACGGTAGGGTGCACGCCCGGATATTCGTTCAGCGCAAAGGCTCGCCCTCGTCGCGCTCTATGCTCCGGTCGCAGTGTCCTGGGTCCAGCCTGTCCAGCAGGCCGCACAGCACGCACCCCCAGCGACGCCCCTTCTTGGCGGCCTTGCCTGCCCGGCTTGAGACCGTCTCGTCCGGGTATCCCGCCAGGATGGTGTTCACCAATTGATCCAGCGCAATCAGCAGGTTCCAGACGTAGCGCTTCACAGACCCCCCAGCGCCTCAAGGCCAGATGCCAGCGCGGCATTGATGGCAGCCACGTCCTGGCCTGCCGTCTCGATGGCCACCTTCCATTTGCGGCGGGTCGCCTCGATCTCGGGGCCCTTGATGTTTGACCAGTAATCGGACAGGGTGATGATGTTCAGTGCAATGGCCTGCGCATCCATCTCCAGCGCGATCGCTTCAGCACCGATGAACGGGGGCGGGTTGCCTGTGAAGCCTGCCGCCTGCCACTCCCTGGCCTGCTGCTCCTTGCGCTGGTAGGTCTCAGACTGGCCGGGCACGCTGGTGATGTACTTCAGGCGGGTTTGGCCGGCCTCGTTGTCGACGGCCTGCAGCGCTCGGGTTTTGGCTTCTTGCCACGTCTCGCTTTTGGGGAAGACCCAGGCCGCACCATCCCATTGGGCTTGGCCGATGGGCAAGGCCATGGCTGCCGGTTGGGGCGGTGTGTCGTCCGCATCGCTTTGCGCGCCCTGCCAATCTGGATTGAGCATGAGTGCGGCATAAGCCTGCGGTAGTGCATCACCCCCAGAGAATGGCGCCTCGAAGTCGCGCCACAGTCCGGGCGCCTGCAATTGCTCGCGTGCAGTCCTGTCGGCGAACGACTCGATGGTGAATTCGATCAAGGCTGCGCCTGCCAGCACCTTGAATTGGCTGATGCGGTGATACGTCAGCAGGCCCACTGGCGTTTGTTCATTGAAGATCAGTGCCATCAGCGCGCTCCAGTTGGGACAGAGCCAAAACCACGGGTGTCCAGCCAGTTGATCAGTTGGGCATATCGCTTGTTCGTGACAACTGAGTTGGGGTCGTAGAACTCCAGCAGGATGTAGCCCCCACCACCCCAGCCACCCCAGCCAGCCACACCCACATCCGAGTCGATGGCATTGGCTGCGCCGCCGCCACCCCCGGCGCCAGTACCACCATTGCCGCCACCTGATGCCGAATACGATGGGTACAGGGCATAGGTGCCCCCCCCGCCGCCTGAGCCCTTGAGTGAACTGCCGCCAGCACCGCCATTGAAAGCCGGGCCACTAAAGTACGAATAAGACTGGCCATCGAAATCAGTGCCTTGCACGACTCCGCCCGTACCACTGCCGCCTTGCCCGCCGCCAATGGAGCCGCCATTGGTTGGCGCACCAGAGTCAGCCCGGCCCATTGATCCACCCTCGCCGCCATTGCCGCCATTGACGCTTTGGCTCAAGCTGAGCGCCGGGATCGAGACTGCGGCATTTCCGCCATTTCCGCCCCACCCGCCGTTTGTGTATTCAGAAGTGGATGCGGAGCCTGGTGAGCCCGCCCCACCAAGTGAGATGTTGACAGTCTGCCCAGAGGTCAGCCCCTCCCACTGAAAAACGATGCTGCCACCTGCGCCACCGCCACCGCCTGATGATGTTGGGTTGCGGTTTGGTGCGCCGCTGGCATAGCCGCCGCCACCGCCACCGCCTGGCGCCTGAAGCGTTGCCCGCAAGGCAATGCCCGTCCAGCCTGATTTCTTGGCTGGCACTGTGGCGGTGAAGTTGCCTGCCGATGTGTAGGCGGGAAGAACAATGGCGTCGAACACCGAAGGGTCCACCGTGCCGGCCGCAAGCTGGCCCGAGAAGGTGCCCGTGGCCGCATTGAGCGACCCTGAGAACGTGGCATTGCCTGCTCCGTCCAGCGTGAGGCCTGGCGTGTTGATCACCAGTTGCCCACTTGATGCGCTGATGCCCCCCGCGGAAAGCAGTGGTGTGCTGCTGCCATTGGTGTAAATCTGAAATGTCGTGCCGTCCCACTGCGCCCGGTTGCCACCCGCCGCACCCACTCGCCAAACGTAGTTGGTGCCGCTCAGGCCCTGCCAAAGCCCATTGCCCGCTGAAAAGCTCGAAGCCGCACCCATGCGAACCGTCGCGCTGAACTCGCCCGTTGTGGCATACACCGTCCCGCGCACCACCACGTTGTTGAACTCGGCATAGCCATCGGGCCGCACGATCCACCCGAGTGTGCCGCTGGTGTAGTTCGTGCTCTTGAGGATGCCGCCAATGGTGCCGTTGCCCAGCTTGAGCTGCGCTGCACTGATGTCGGTGGTCTGGATCGAGTCGGCCACCAGGGTGCCAAATCTGGCCCACATCGCCGTCAGGTTCGTGATGTAGGCCGAGTCCATGTAGACGCCAGCCGGAACCGTCACGCCGCCCTCAGTGGTGGCAGATGTGCGAATCACGAAGGGCTGAATGGGTGCCTGCCCCGTGCCACCCACAATGAACGTGTCTGTGCGAAAAACAATCGTGCCCTGCGCGCCGTCATTGTTTGCAGTCCAGCCGATGGTGTAGCCATTCACGTCCAGCTTGACACCGTACTTGGCGAACAGTTGGCCGGTCTGGCTTGCTCGCGTAGATGCCTCAGTCTGCACTGCGGCCGTCATGGCGCCGCCGCCGTCCCGACCTGGCTCGTAGGCCAGCAGTTCGCCCCCCTCGTAGATCGTCACATCATCGAACTCAATGGGGCCATTTCGGTTCACCCATCCATCGGATGTTGTGAGGTACAGCCGGCCACCTGATTCAACCGTGCCGGCCTGCATGGTCAGCTTGAAGGCGTAGCGCTGCCATGCTGTGGTCAGGGCTGGGTTAAGCAAAACCTCTTGCGCCTGTGGCCCGACATTCCAGCGCGTCGCCAGACTCATGCCCACTTGGCCGCCGCCTGCTTTTGCATAGAGAGCGGCTACATAGGTCTTGCCCGGCTCCCATGGCCTGTTTGCACCCTCGACGACGATCCCTTGCTGGGATTGATTCGCCGGCCCCGTGAAGTCGATCTTCTGGGCAAAGCCACCCAGGCGCCCCGGCGTACGGCTGGCGGTGTAAGCCATGCCTGAGTTGTTGTAGACAGTGAACCCATCAGCAAGGCCATCGTTGTTCGAGTCCAATTCAAACGAAGAGTTTGAAACCCGGTTGCCGCTCGCGTTGGCGAAGGTGCTGCGCACCGTGGTGATCAGGCTCGCATTGGCCGAATCCCCATCAATGCGCGCTTGGGCCTCGGTGGCCACTGCTGCCGCCGTGGCGGCTAGGCGCTTGTCGTCAGCAGCATCCCAGGCCGTGCCAGACCATCGGTATTGCTTGTTGTTGCCGGTGGTGCTGACTGCTGCTGTGGTTGTTGGAATGTAGCGGCCTGGGCCGCTGCCAAACTCCAACTGCATGCCCCACACGCGCAAGCCGTTGGTGCCGTCGCCTGTGTATGCCTGCCTGTAACCGGGGGCTGAAGGCTTGACAATGCCGATCCGGTGGATGGGCGCCCCTGGGTCCGTGATGTTGGCTGTCAGCCAGCAGCGCCACCAGCCATCACCCACGTAGACCATGCCTGCAGTGCCGCCGCCGATCTGCACCGTGGCCGCGCCAGTCAGAAAGTCAAAGCGGGCGTAATGGTTGTTGCTGCTCGCGCTAAACATGCCGAGCGCACCCATGCGGTCGGTCGCATAGATGGAGCGCATGTAAACCGAGATCGTGTAGACCCCAGGCCCAGAACCAAACTGCTCGTAGCTATCTACTGCATGCTCGAAGTTGCTGGTGTCCTCGACGATTGCATCACCAGTCTGCGTGCCGTCTGGCGCAGTGAACGATGGGATGACTTGAGGCACCGCGCGCAACTGAAACGATGTCCAGCCCACGATGTTCTGCGAACGGGCGAACTTGTTGGTGCCCCCCTCGTCAATCCACAGATCACCCACCGCCGACGCAGTGGGTACTGCGCGCTGCTTGAACGTCCGCGCCTTGCTTGGGATCAACGCGATGGGCTGGGCCAACTCCTGAGCGAGCTGGGCCGCCTGAAGCTGCCCGGTCAGCGAGGCCTTGAGTTGCGCCACATCCTGGCCAGTCTCAACCACAAAGCCATTCACGCCCCCGGCTGGGTCGGACTCGACGCCATCGACGCTCTCGAACCGAATCCACACGCGCCACTTCACATTGAGGTCTGAGGCGATTGAGGCGATTGACTGAGCACCAGGCGCTGCCGATACCCTCACTGCATCATTGATCGTGTAGAGCGTGGCGCTGCCTGCCGGCTGCTTGGTGGCGTAGATGTTGGTCTGCTTGTGGCCATGGCCTGCCGTGTAGATCGGCGCACCCCACTGCACGATGATGCTGGCCAGCGCTCCCGATGCGGTCAAGCCCGTGGGTGTTAGCGGCTTTGTGAGGTCGGGGGGCTCCAGGCCTTGTCCAGGGTCTCCCTTGTCGCCTTTGGCTCCTTGCACGATGCCAGCAATGGCGCTCATGTCGATGGGGTTGATGTTTCGGCGCTCATCGGCCAGACCACCACCCACCAAGTCATCCCACAGCACCGCGGCGCGGCCACCATCACCGCGCTTGCCCATCATGCGCTGCAATGCCTCGCGCATGGCATCCAGCGTGCGCTTGAGTCCCGTGTCAATGTTCGACGGGACGGCTGGGAGGTCTTTTTCCTGATCGCTCACGGCAGCAGCTCCGAATCAGCTTGAGCCACGTGGGCGCTTACCACGCCTGCGGCGCTGGCGCTCTCCACCTCGACCTGCCAGGCATTGGCCTCGTAGCCACCTGCCAAGCTGTGCACCGTGTCGTCCACGATGGTGGTGGTGTCCATCGTGATGCCGTGCGCCAGCAGGCGCAGCGTCACCGGGTAGGCGTCGGCGATCACGCGGGCGAAACCCATGTTGCAGCTCGGCGTCCGGGTCTCCTTGCTACGGAATGTGGCCGTCATGAACGCGGCACCGGCATCCCACTTCTTGATCCCGCCATCTGCGTCCAGCACGAACATGCCGCCCGTCAGCGGGTCTGTGTACGCCGCCTGGTAGCCCTTGCTCAGGAAGTAGATGCCCGTGGGGTTGCCTGGGTCGATCACCATGCCCTTGCGTGTGCCCGAGCCGTCGTCATAGAACACGAACAGCAGGCCCAGGCAGGTTGCACTCACCATGGTCTCGGGCCGCATGGCCTTCCACGCATCAGGATGAATGATCCCGGCCGTCAGGATCTTCTGGCCATAGTTGCCGATGTAGGCCATGCCATCGGGTGCGGCCCAGGCCACACCATGCCCGAGCGAGATGACCGACTGCACCGAGCGAGCGGCGCCATTGAAGGGCAGTGCATCGAGGGGCGAATCCTCCAGGCTGGCCGGATCACTGCCGCCAATGACGGTGGGCGTCGTGCCATTGGTCAGCACCAAAAGGCGCTGCCCCCACACGCCCAGCGCAACGGGCTGGTCTGCGATGGGGATTTCGTAGTCAAGCGGGTATGCGTAGATGGTGTTGGCCACGCAGGGCCGCACGGTCTTGCCGCTGATCACTGCGGCCATGCCGCCCCACATCTGCGTCAAGCAGGTGGCATCTGATGGGCAAGGTGCCCAGCCACCCAGGACGGTCTGGGTCTTGAGGATCTCATCGGACACAGTGGACACCGTCTCGGTCCAGCTCTGGCCGCCGCCCGTGTACGTGATACCTGAGGCGCCCTGACCGTTGACGTAGAAGAACTCGGTCGCACCCGAAGTGCCCGACTGTGTGCGATAGATCCGCCGGCGGTTGATGCTGTAGTTGCCGCTTGGCGCGGCCTCCAAGCTGGCCAGCGTGATCAGCGCATCGGTCTTGCACGTGATCATGACCGGGGGGCTGGGCGCACTTTCCCACCCCAGATCATTGACGAAGGTGGTGACGTAGTAGCGATCTTCGGTTGTGGTGCTGGTGCCAGCTGCTGCGACGCTGAGGGATGGTCCGTTGACTGGCGCCGGCACACCCAGGGGGCGCGATGCTGCAGGGTATGAGCCCCCTGCAATGGCTTGCGCACTGTCCGTCCAGGCGGGACCGCCAGCAGCCCCCGTGTAATACGTTCGCTCTTGCGTGTCCTCACGGTCAAAGCCGCGAATGGCGTGCACGACCGTGGACCAAGACAACCAGTAGTTCACGTCGCTGGCCGTGCTGCGGCCCATGCGGTGGATCGTCTTGCGCTGCGGGCTCACAGGTACCGTGGCTACCTGCAGAGGCTGGCGCCATGGGCGCATGTCGCCGCGGCCTGGCTTTTGGTTCACCGAGTTGGCGCCTATGCCATCAGGCAGCTTGATCGCTGGCAGCTGGGTGTTGGCGCCTAGAAAATCTGTGACGTCAATGCGCATGCGTTGGTCCTATGTGGGCATCAAGCCAGAGCACTCGCCGGAATCAAGTTTCAGGCTTGACCGCAGCCGCCTCATCGCGCGTTGGTAAACCTGGCAGATGCGCGCCCCGGTGACGCCTCGCTCTTGCGCGATGTCAGCCAGCGTGCGGTCTTGGTCAATGTGTTGCTCGACAATTAAGCGCTCAGTGCTTGGTAGGCGCTCAATGGCCTTGGCCACGTCCAAAAGCATCCGCGCTTGCTCGTGCATCCCGTGCGGCGTAGCTGGGTCCGCCACCTCTTGGGCGTCGCTGAGGCTGCAAATGACGCTACCCACCTGAGCCCAGCCGCACTCGTCAAGGCTCAAGCCTGCAGCCTTGGCCAACTCACTCAGCGTCGGCTCACGCCCCAGGATGTGCGAGAGCCCCACAGAAGCGGCGGCCACTTCGCGCACCTGCTTTCGTTGCTTCCGGCTCATTGTGTCGCTGGCCCGCAGTGCATCCAGCATCGCGCCGCGCACCCGGTGTGCAGCGAACGTGCCGATGCTGGCGCCTGCCTCACTGTTGAAGTGGTAGCAGGCCTGCCAAAGAGCAATCATGCCGACCTGCACCAGATCGTCTAATTCCACATTGGCAGGCACCCTGCCCATCAGATCACTGGCCGCCTTGCGCACCATGGGGGCGTGCGTGCGCAAGACGGAGGCGATCTGTTCGGGCGTCATGGCCTGGACGCCAGGATCTGCCCGACGCTGTCACGCCAGATGGACAACAAGCCCTTGGAAAACGGGCTTTCGGGCGCGCACATTGGCAATGCCTGCGCAGGTGTCTTTCCCGACTTGTTGATGCATTCCACAGCAGCCAGGGTGCCGGTCCATGTGCCAGCCAGAATGCGAAGCTGTGGGCCTTTTGCGCTTGGGCACCACGTTGAAAGCCACGCGCCAGAGATGCCACCGCCAACTTGTGTGTTGACGCCAGAGCCACCCATGAGTTTGGGCGTGCAGGTTGCCACGTTGACTGGGTAGACCGCGCAGCTTTTGGTGGGGCAAGGGGCTGCGGCTGACCCTGCGTAGATGTTGCCAACATCATCTTTGGTCAGAGCAGGCGTGATGGCCTGAGCACCCGCCCACACGGGCAGGCACAGCAGGGCTATGAGGGGGAGGGGGTGGGTCATGCCGGTTTGCGCAGCAGGTGGATGCGGTCGATTTCAAGCACCACGGGAGCGCCCGCAGCCAAGAACGCAAGGCCGATGGTGTTTTGAATGCGCGTCTGCCCCGCGAGAATCTTCAATGGGGCCGAGACGATCAAGGCCTGATAGTCCGTCAGGGTGTTCTGCGCAGCAACTGACGACGACTGCGTAGCCCACTGAATCCGTGGCTCAGAGCTATAGCCATCCACCGCCGCAGTAATACCCTGAAGCACTCCAGCCGTGCCGCCGCTGACCTTAAATTCAGCAGCCAGAATCAAGCTATCGCCAACCGCGCAACCGAGTGCAGTAAGCGTTTCAGCGTTGTTATTGCCGAGATAGATGGTCAGGGTGTCCGCTCCACCAGGAGTGATCGTGTAGCGCTGGATAAATCGACCTGTCACAGCGTCTGTGATCACTTCTGCCACAGCAGTGGTGCGAGCGTTTGATGTCGCAGAGTAGCCAGTGATACAAACGGGGCCGGTCACATTTCCTTTTAGCCCGACATCCGCGCCGGTCGCCGATTTATAGGACTTCAGGTACGCATGCCCAAGCATTGGCGGTGCAAACACGTTGCCGTATGTTGCGAGTTGATCCAATGCCGTTTTGACGGCGGGCGCCATGAGCTGACCACCCTTGTCCGCGAAGTGCAGACCGTCGAAAGTCACGCCTGCCAGACTTGCGCCAATGGGCGAGGCTGGGTCCACCATATCCGGGTATGCGTTCGCAAAAGCAACGCGCCCAGGGTTTGCGGATGCGAGGTCTGCAAGTCCAACGTGCACCGCCTCTTTCACGCTCTTGCGTGTTGCTGTCGCAAAGTCCGTGCGTTCAGGCGGGATGCTGCAAACAATGGCTTTCTTGCCTGCGGCCAAAATGATATCCGTCAGGGCCGTAATGTCAGAGATGATGGTGGCGGCTGGGTCACTGACCGTCAGATCATTTGTGCCAGCCATGATGCAAACGATGTCGCACTCAGGCTTGTTGGCGGCAATCGTGACAAGGTTTGTCATGATGTCTGCGCGGTCACTCTGCGCACCAAAGTTCGCCAGCAGACGCAGCCCGCCGCCGCAGAGACCATTCAACCATCGGAAATAACCAACCGAGTTTGGCTTCATGTGCCGGTTGATGGCGGTAGAGGCCCCGACGCCAACCATCGTCGTGGGGTTGCCCGTGTAGGTCGTCTGGTAGGTGAAATTGTTGGCGTCAATCACCGTGGCAACAAACAGGCCCTCGAACTCTGGATTGGTGCCATTGACCACTGAAAACGGCGTGCCGGCCGTCAGTTGGTGGTTTGTCAGGGGAACGGACACGACGCCCGCAGCATCACGGGTAAATGTGATGGCGCCGGTATTCGAAAATGATGTGCCGAAATGGGTGATCGAATCGCCCACGATGATGATGCGTGGGTCTGCGACTTTGCCCGTCACAAGCGCCTGCACCGCCACCGCAATCGACGTGGCTGGCAGATTCGGCAAGACACCATTGCTCACTGTGAGCTTGACTTGCAGGCCCTTACCCGCATCCTCAGCAGCAAGCGTATAGCCCGTCGAGACGGCAGAGCCATCCAGCAACCACGAGTCAAGCGCTGTGACTGGCGCAGGCGTGCCGCTGTACGTGCCCAGGGTGTAGGTCTGTGCGCTGATCGTCTGGCCCACCGTAGGCGTGGATGTGACAACAGGGGCAGTGATGAGGCCGGGGGCAACGCCGACGACAACTGCAGGCGCAGTCACGCCAGCGGCAGTGCCGGGCGGGTTCAATCCGGTCACATCAACAAACAACTTGCGGCCCTCATCAGCCGACACTTGGGTGTAAGCGGCAGAAGTGGCGCCGCTGATGGCAACAGAGTTGGCATAGGTCAAATCAGATGCCGAAGCGGAGCGGCGCCACTGGTATGACGCAGTGCCAGTCCAGCCCGCAGCGATCAGCTTGGTAATGGATGCTGTGAGCGTGCCGCCGACGACAAACGGGCCGGTGATGACGACAGCCCCGCTGATGCCGCCAGACAGCAGAGACTTGTTGCCCGTGACGATGGCATTTCGCTTGCTGAAGAGTGTGGCCATGACTTAGATCCCGGTGCAGGCCGTGGCCAGCTTGACCACCGCACCACCACCGATGGCGCTCACCTCGGCGCGCACAAAGGACCAGCCTTGATCCTCTTTCGGCAGCGAGCCGCCGTCATGCGTCAGCACGCTGGTGAGTGACAGCGATGTCAGCTTGATGCCCACACCCTGGCCGCTGTTGCTCACGTAGATGTCGACCGTGGCCGTGCCCGTGGGTGCTGCAAGCTGCGCATCAAAGCTGTTGAGGTACCCATCCGTGGGGTACCACTGTGTCGAGCCCAGAGCCTGGGCGGCATTCACGGCAGTGAGCAGCGTGGGTTTGGATCGCATGACTTGGATCTCCGAAGGTCAGGCGGGTGTGACCCGCAGGCGTGCACGGTTGGTGCGTCGATTCACGGATGCCGCTGTGGTGGCCGATGACACACCGTCGTCAAAGACACGCAGCCAATTGGCTGCGGCTGACTCGTTGACATAGGTGGTGCCCGGCGCAGACAGCAAGCGGTACAACGCACCGGCTTTCAACGCTTCACGCCGCATGATCCAGAGTTGGTCTGGATATTCGTTCGCGTCTGGGTGGGGCATGAAGGACATCAGCAGGCGCACGGGCACCGAGGTGGCGGGTGGCGGTGCGATGGCCAGGGTGTCGTAGAGCCGGTCTGTGCGGTAGGTCAGCACAGGGTTCTCGGTGTCGGCGTCATTGATCTCGTCGGCATTGAGGTCGAACACGTCAGCCTCTTTGCCATTGATGAAGGCCTGGAAGACGGCCACGGGCACCATGGCGTTCAGGCCTGCGATGTCAAAGCTCAGGCTGGCGCTGGATTTGTCTGACCAGTAGGTCAGCACGTGCGTGCGCTTGCAGAACTCGATCACGGCGTCCCGCAGGGCCTCGACCATTTCCGGGTCAGAGGCGCCGGGCACCAGGTGGGCGAACTTGTCGATGCAGTCGATGAACTTCACGATGCGGCTCCTGGAACCTCAGGCGCGAAGGGCAGCGTCTTGAGGTTGGGGTTCTGGCCCGTCAGCTGGGCAACGATGCTGTTGATCGACCCAGTGAAGGCCTGGGCATGGAGCTGGGCGCGCGACATGGATTCCTGGGACTTGGCATCAGCCAGCAGCAGGTAGGCGCAGCAGTAGTTCCACAGCTCGTCCTCGAACTGGTCATCGATGCCCACGACCTGGGTGCTGGGTGTGACAGCGTCATAGGCGTACAGCTCGTTGCCTGCGTTGCCACCGTCTGGGATGGCCTTGGGCGGGGCCACCAGCTGCATGTCCACCCAGACGTCGACATCCGCCGGCACCGGCGGGCTCACGTAGAGCGTGGTGGGGTCTTGCGGGTTGAAAAAGTACTCGCGCACCACGGCATCGGCTTCGCCCGTGTGCCAGTTGGGGTCCAGGCGATCGCGTCGCTGGCGATCAGCAATGCGGATTGCGCGGCCGGGCGTTTGTCCATCGGCCCCCATGTTGCGCGGCACGTCCTCGAGCTGGATGGCGAAGAGGTCGAACGCGGCAGTGCCATCCTGAAACAGCACACGGGCCTGGGGCACCTTGGCAATGGACTGGCGCGTGCCTGGCTCCAGCTTGACCACGGCAGAGCGCACACCCGCACTGGGCAGGTATTTGCACAGGGCTTTGACCCCGCACTGCAGGGCCATCACCATGTCGCGCTCGGTGTAGCGCTTGAACTGCTGGGGCTTTGTGTCGGTGAGGGTCTGGCTCACACGCCACAGCAGGCGACGGACCAGCAGGGCGGCCATTACTGGGCGCCGCCTTCCTTGGCGCCTTCAGTGCCGGCGGCCTTGGCTGCGGTCTTGCGGGCCACTGGCGCAGGTGCAGGCGTAGGCGTAGGCGTAGGGGCTGCAGGCTTGGCGCTTTCCTGGGCAATGTGACCCATGCGGGCCGCCAAATCAGGGTGAGCCTGCGGGTTCTTGGCCAATTCTTCGGCCGAAGGCATGCCACCGCTCTTTTTGTCACCATTGGCGCCTTCAGTGCCGGCGGCCTTGGCCTGGCTCAGCTGTACGCTGCCTGCGGGCGGGGTTTCGGTGCTTTCTTCGGCCTTGCGCCACACACCAGGGTGCGCAGCGAGCTTGCCCCACGTGTTGGCGTCGACCATCTGGATGTCGCCGGCGCCGTGCCAGACGGTGCCCGAGTTGGCGACGTTGTCCTCTTTACGGGCCTTGGCGCCGATGTATTCGACGGCGATCTGCTTGTTGCTCATGGTTCTTGGCTCCAATGAAAAAGGCCCGAGCGATGCCCGGGCCTTCAGGGTTTGCGGCAGACAGCCGGGCTTACTTCATGCCCAGCGACTTGCCGAGCGCCTTGGTGGTGATGGAGGGCGTGCCCGAGATGCCAGCAGCCGCGGCTGTCACCGTCGCAAAGATGATCACGTCCTCGTTGAAGGTGATCGGGTTGAAGCTGTAACGGGTGGGCGAGCCAGCAGTGACAGCCGCTTGCAGGTCGGTCAGGCCCGAGCCAAAGTAGCTGTCGTTGGGAGCCAGCACGCCATCAGGCTTGGCAGAGCGATAGCCCAGCTTGTATTGCAGGGTGGTGCCGGTGTCGCAGTCACCGTTGAACTTCTCCAGCGACTGCAGGCGTGTGCCGCCAGCCAGCTTGATCAGGTCGATGGTGTCGCCGACAACCAGGTTGGCCGTGATGGTGGCGCGGTCGTCTTCGGAGATCGCGGCGTTGAGGATGCCGTTGTAGGCGTGGGAGTTGCCCGCAAGGGAAACAGCTTTGTACGAGGCCATGGTGATGGTCCTTTCAAGTCAGATGGGTTCAGGAGCGGCCGAGCCCGCAAGGGCACGGCCAGTGCTCACGCTTGGTTCAGGTCAGCTCAGACGCCGACCTTGGGCGAGGCAGCGTCAATGACGACGATGTTCTCGGTGGGCTCGGGGTCGCCGTTCTCGTTGGCGTACTTCAAGCGGAACTTGGCTTCACCGCCCATGAACTCGCCCAGGTACTCGAAGTTGCGGCCTGCGTTGTAGGTGTTCTCGATGATGGCCGCTTGCACGCCACTGTTCGATGCACCCTCGGCGCGGGCCAGCGACTGAGCACCTAACAGCACGGCGCGCTCGATCTGGTGGCCAGGACCGATGGCCGCGACGTTCACGCTCGACTCGTTGCCGGTCAAGCGATCGGCTGCAGCCACGTACCTCACGGCAGCGCCGGCGTTGTGGAAGATGGTGTGATCCACCTTCTTGACCAGGATGCCGCGCCAGATGCCGCACTCGCCACGGAAGATGGCGCTGTCCTTGGCGTACTTCTGGCGCTGCTCGACCAGAGACAGGAAGTTGCGCAGGTTGTTGCCCGTGCTCATGTCCGTGATCAGGTCGTTGTACGAACCAGGCGGCAGCAGCAAGACACCCTTGAGGGGGGCGTCCGTGCCTTGCTCGTCACCCGTGAACTTGGGCGATGGCACCTTGGTGTCCAGCGACTCCAGCCACAGGGCCAGGTTGTCCAGCAGGGCCAGCTTCCACTTGTCGGTGGAGTCGATGGAGCCCAGTTGCTGACCGCCACGCACGAAGTTGTTGCCATCAACCACCAGGTGGCGGTTGTAGGTGGGCGCCTTCAGCGGGTTGACCATGATTTCTTCGAAATCAGGATCAGTGTCCAGCGGCAGATCCCAGCTCGAGCCCACTTGCTGACCACGGGCACCGGCGCAATGGACGATGCCACGCTGCCAGACCATGCGAGGGAAGTAGCCAGCCACTGCGGCCTTGGCGATGCCGCGCAGCTCGTGGCGGGTACGCTGGCGGCTCATCTTGCCACCGGCGTCCACGTTGAAGGTGGCCAGGTCGATCTTGAGATCAAAGCTGCTCGAGGACAGGGGCTTGCCCATGCCTTCCGCGTTGCGGTCACCCATGATCGGCTTGCCGCCCACCACGTTGAAGGCGTCCACCGTCACTTTGTCGCCACTGGGGTCGGTCGACAGGTCGGTGATGCGCACGAACGGCATCTCAGGGCTGGTCTGCTGCTTCATGGCAGCTTCAGCCTGGGACTGCTTGGGCGCAGGGCCCGTCATGGCGTTGAGATTGCCGGGGGCGCGCACGATCTGCGCGGTCACGGCGGTGGAGTATTGGGTCAGCGCGAGACCGCTGCCCGAAGCTACGTTGGTGCCCATGTTGTGGCTCCTTCAAAGAAAATGGTTGTGTGTGGTGTCAGCCGCCAGACTTGGCCAACGCGGCATTGATCTCGTCATCAGTCATCGACAGCCAGCGATCCACCTGAGCCGGTGGGCTCATGCGTTCAAAGCTGGCTGCAGGTGTCTGTGGCGCGGTGCCGCCCTTGAAGTCACTCAAGGTGTTGGGCTCTTGCCTGGCGGCGGCCTCGATCACTCGTTTGTGAGCGGCGGCCTGGGGGGTCTTCGAGGAAGGCTCTGCCTGAGTGGCGCCCACATCGATGTCGTATTCCTCTGCCACCATGCTTGCCGCCTTGGCAAAGCGTTCGTGCAAAGGCTTGTTGGCCCACTTGGGTGAGCCTTGAAGCACGGCATCAATCTGTTGCGCGCGGGCGAACTTTTCAGCATCGCCCAACTGCCACTCAACCAGCAACGGAACCTGATCAACGGCTTCCTGAACAAGCTCAGCCGGATCGATGGGCTCATCAGTGGCGGCGCTCTCGTCCTGGGTGTTGCCACCCTTGGCCTTGGCGTCCTCCTGGATCTTGAAGAGCTTGCGCAGTCGTTGCCCGTGCTCGGGAAAGTCCTGCTCCATCTCAATCACTTCGGCTTCGGTGATTTCGTCCGATGCTTGCGGCTCGGGCGGCGCCTTGCCTGCCTTGAGGTCTTCAAGTTGCTGCGCCAACTCCTTGGCGCGGTTCTCGGCTTCTTCGGCGCGGGCGGCATTGCGCTTGGCAGTGCGTCGCTCGGCCTGCAGCGCTGCGTAGGGCAGCACGCGAGATCCGTCCTTGCTGGCAACACCTGCGACCTTGTCGGCGCTGGCATCGGTGGCTTGTGCGTCTTGTGCAGTTTCCGCAGCGACTGCCCCAGTGGCTTCAGAAGCGGATGCGGGTGCGCCGTCTTGGCCGCCCACCTGTTCAAGGCCTTCGCCTTCGTCTTCACCTTGGCCGTTGTCCTGAATCTCCGGCTGGTGACCTGGTTGGGCGTTTTCAAGCGCCTCCAGCTCTTCGTCGGTCAGGTCGGCGTAATCACGATCGGGGTCCATCTTTTACCTTTCTCGACCACATAACGGAGTGGTTCCGACATGAAAAAAGCCCCTCAAGGGGGCTTTGCTCACAACCATCGAGGAACTACCTCAGACGCTGTCTCGATGTCACCAGCGGCTGGGAAATCGGCCTGGCCGGGCCGAATGGGGGCGCGCGTCGCGCGTGTTAGTTAGACGCCTCCATGAGGGCGTCTTCAATCTGTTGGTCAATGCCAGGCGGTTGCGCCTGTTGCATCTGCATCTGTTGCTGCTGCATGCCAGCGTTGGCAGTGATGGCCTGGGCTTCGGCGCCAGTCTTTGCGGCGCTGGCCTCGTCCTTGGCGATCTTGGCCATCGCAGCGCGGGCATTGAGCTCCTTGGCGGCCGCAGCCTCCTGCAGGGCTTGGTTCTTGGCGTCCTCTTGCGCGTTGGCGTCGCTGTCGTCCGGGATGCCTGAGAGCTGGCGCAGCTGCTTGGCATACTGGTCTCGGCCCGAGACGCTGGAGCGCTCCATGTAGGCCGGTGCCAGGATGGCCTGGGCCTGAGGGTTGTTGCCAAGCGCCTGCATGACGGTGGCCAGCTGCTGCTGCTCCTGCATGCGGTGAGCTGGGCTGTTCGGGATGTCGGACAGACCCACCTTCATTGGGGCATCCTTGACCCGGTTCAGCGGGGAGCCATCGGGCGCCCACGAGTTCAGCACGATGGCGCGCCGGGCCTTGCCGGTACCGATCATCACGCGCAGGTCTTCGTCCATGTGGTCATCCATGATCAGCTGCAGCAGCGCCTCATGGGCCATCTTTCGGCCAAAGGTGTAGTTGTCGTTGAGCTCGCCCATTGCGATGGCACCAGCCTCAGACAGCGAATTGATGGCGATGCCCGATGTCACGCCCTGCGGCGCGCTGCCCAGCTGCGTGCTGTAGACGCGAGGCACGTCCTGGATCAGCTGCTTGGCGTCCTGCATCACGTCGACCTGCTCTTTCTGCAGGGACAGATCGTTTTTCACCAGCAGGGCATCGTCGCGCTTGCGGTTGGGGTTGAGCACAGCCACCATGTCGGGGCGCATCACCCGGCCCACGAAGTCCTTGATCGTGTTGTAAGCAGGGTCCAGCGCATCGCCATCGATGTAGGTCTGCTTAGCCTTGAGCATCCAGTTGATCATCTGGCGGCGCTCGTTGTATTCCTCTTGCGGGCTGATCATCCCTTCGATCAGGCCGTAGGGGCTGCCGTCCTCGTCGTCGCGGAAGGCGAAGAAGGGGATGTATGGGAAGTTGCGGCGGCTGGTGCCCCTGTCCAGCAGGCGATGCGGGCCAGCAAACAGGGCAACGCGCACTTGCTGTGTCACGGCCCGGGTGATCTTGACCTTTTGGCGCGAGACAGCCTGGATGTGCAGCGGGTTGTTCTCGTCGAAGATCACGCGCTTGGTCGGGCCCAGGTGCAGAACCACCACCTCGGCAGGGGCCCGGTACCAGACCTCGTAGAACTTGATGCGCTTGCGGCCGGTGTCGCACCAGTGGTCACGGCTGATCGTGGTGCCGCGCTCGGTGCGGTAGGCGTTGGCCAGGAAATCATCGTCGCGCAGCAGCAGGGATGTCCAGCCGTTGATGGCATTGCGCAGCACGTCGGCATGGCCGGGCATCATGGCCTCGGCCACATCCAGATCCTCCCAGCGCTTGCGCACCTGCCAGCGTGCATCACGCAGGCCCAGGTCCTTGCCGCGCATGTCCCACCAGATCTCGTTTCGATGGATGTGCTCAAACCGATAGGGGTAGTCCAGCGGGTCCGAAGCCTTGGAGACGCCCACCCAGCCGATGCCTGCCTTGACTTGGCTGGCGTAGGCCTCGGACACAGCCATGTCGGCATAGGACTCGCGGCGGGCCTCTTCCAGGCGGCTGCCGAAGTAGTCGCACATATCGGCGTGCTCGTCGTCGTCAGACTCCACACCCACATCCGTGCGTGACTTGGCCTCCTGCCCCAGCAGGGAGTTGATGACGCCGTGGATCAGGTTGGTCTGGCGCGGCTCAATGCCCCACTCGTAGCGAATCTTTCGCTCGTTCTCTGGCGTGAGCTGCTTGCCCATGTCGTAGAAGCGGCATGCACGGTCAGAGCGCGATCGAAAGTCCGGCTGGTTGTCGCAGTCCGACACCAGCTCTTCGAGCTTTTGGAGGGGGTAGCCACCGCGCTCGGCTGAGTCGCGCGACATCTTGTCGCCCTCGTCTTGAGTCGTGATCAGTTTCATCAGGAATAGCCCATGAGTGATCGGAATGAGCCGGCGTCTTGGCCTCGGCTTGCGCTTGCGACGGTGTCCAGGCCCAGGGCCAGGTAGCGGAAGCTGTCGGCCGGGTCAGATGCCCAGTCGTGCAGGGGTCGATCCACGAACGTCTTTTTCTTGGCATCCCACTCGCGGCGATACGCCTTCAGGGCGTCAATGCCTGCGGCGCACTTGACTGCGTCGAACCAGCAGCGCGGCAGGATCGTGCGCACTGCGTTGATGCCGTCCGCCACCAGGACCCGCTCGGCCCCGTTGGATGTCAGAGCGCGCACCGAGTTGCCCAGCAGGCCGCGCAGCGTGTCCGTGCGGCTGCGGTTGGTTTGCAGTTCGCGCGCCTCAGCGTCGTGCGGCAGGATGTGATCGCCATAGGCGTAAGGCTTTTTCTTGAGCTCGCCCGCGTACCAGGCCAGGGGCTGACCGTTGTTGGCCAGGTAGTCGATCAGGTGGATCTCGCCACCGCACACCTGAAAGAACCAGATCACCGTGGCGTCGTTGAGCCCCAAGTCCCATGCCGTGTGCACCAGCGCCTGCGGGTCGTAGGGCACGCTGCAGACACGGCCCTCGGCATCGGCGTCGCGCAGCATGCGCCCGTAGTAGCTGCCCACGATGGCGGCATCCCAGTCGCACTGGTACTCCTGGGCAAACAGGGCATCACCGTCATCGGCGCCGTATTCGCGCTGGTACTCCAGTCGCTCCTTCTCCAGCGCCTTGGCGTCCATCACGCCCGTGACGCTGGCGGGCAGCACCTGCACGAACCACTCGGGGTCGTTCTTGGCGCCCTCATACATGCGGTGCACATGATTGCGTCCGCGCACCGTGGTGATGAACACAGCCCACCCGCCGTTCTCGCGCAGGATGGGGCGCAGGTAGGCCCAGGCGCTCGGATCGGCCAGGGCCCACTCGGATGCCGTCACGCCAATGGGTGGGGAGCCCACCAGTGCGTTGTAGCTGTCAGAGCCCACCAGCTGCCAGGTGCTGCCGTTCTTGAAGCGGATGAACATATCTTGCGAGCGCTTGGTCTCGCAGATCTCATCCGGGAAGGCCTCGTCAATGCGGCGCTTGCCGCTGTGCGGGTTGACAGCCTCCCACACGGATTTCCGCGCCTGGGCGTACTGGGGAAGCATGTGCCAGTAGTTGCCAATGCGCTGCATGGCCTGCGTGGCGGCCCAGTGCAGGCACACATCGTCCTTGCCTGCCCGGCGGTGCCACAGCAGCAGGGCGCGCTTGATGCCAGATTCGAGGGCGCACCAGGCCGGCAGCTGGTACTCACGTGGGTTCCAGCCGTTGGGAAGGGTAACTTCGTTCATGCCTTGGGCGGGCCGTACTGCTTGATCGTCACGCTGACACCGCCGGTCTTGCCCTTCTCAGGCTCTTCCAACAGGATGTTGTAGGCCTCGCGCTCCATGCCCACCAGGTTCTTGAGCGTCTCGCTCAAGGCTTTGACGGTCTTGGTTCGCTCAGGCAGCGAGATGACGGCCTGATAGATCTCGCCGAGCTTGTCCTTGCCCTTGTCGTCTGGCTTGGCCATCAAGTCGCCCAGCTGCTCCAGCAGCTCGCGGTTGTCGGTGTGGTGCTCCAGCTCTTCGAGCAATCGCATGGTCAGGCCCATGCCCCGCGCGATGTCGCGGCGGTGGCGGTGGCGAACCTGGAAAACGGCTTCGGCGTTGGCCTCGATCAGTGAGGCATCGGCGATCTTGGGCGCGGCCTGCGCTTCCTTTGGCAAGGCCTGGCGCTGCAGCTTGGATTCAGCCTTTGCCTGAATCTGCGCCTTCAGATCCTTGGTCCAGCCCTTGCGGTCGGCCAGGCGCTTGATATAGACGTGGCCCTTCTTGGGATCCATGCCGAACTTGGCTGACAGTTCGCGCAGGCTGAGCGTGCCCACCTCGTATTCAGCCTGCAGCGCTTCCTGGTCAACATTCTTGATGTCGACGTAGATGACGGGCTCTTGCTCGCTCACTGTTCTTCTTGCTCGCGCACGTGCTGGCGCAGGTTGTTGTGAGCCATCTGGCGCACCTCGCGCACCACCGGCGCCTTGGCAACGATCCAGGCGAACGGATTGCCGTCCTTCTTGGGGTCATGCACGGGCATCGGTGGCTTGCGAAGCAGCGGGCTGATCACTGCGCGGCGTCCTTGGCAGGCTCGGCCGTCAGGGTTTCGTCTGCGGCGTGCTCTGCTTCGCACTTGAGGCCGGAGGCGATGGCCCGGTCAGCTGCGATCGCCACAGCCTCATATCGGCTGCCGCACTGCTCGAATACGAGTTCGAGGGCGGTTGCTGCTTGGCGGCCTGGCTCAGCGGCTTGACCTTGGGTACAGGCACCTCGGGCGCGTTCACCAGCAGTTCGGGCTGCGAGGCGCAGGCTGTCACGCTCAGAGCGCAGGCGATCAGCATCGCTTTGGAGAACCCGAAGACGTTGGGTGTTTTCATCATCGGCCTCCAGCCGCAAGGTGTCGCGGCGCTCGCTGCGCTGCGCGTTGTCGGTGGCTTTGGCCACCACGGTGCCTAGGGCCTGAGATGCCGCTTTGTTGGCACTCAGGGCCACGGCCAGGTCATCGGCCGTGCCTTGATGGCGTGCACCTGCGTCGTAGGCAGTCAGGTGCGACGCCACCAGGGCCAGGCCTGCGGCAACGTACAGCCAGGTCTTGGGGATGGCCAGCACAGGCATGCCTCAGGCTTGAGCCACAACCCAGCCAGCCTGGGCGCCGATGCTGGCGGCGGTCAGCTCGGTGAACTCTTCGCCCTTCCAGTTGCCCGACACGTAGCCGCTGCAGCTGATACCGACCTCGTAGCCTTCTTTGGAGTCGACCAGCAGGTCGATCGCGGCGTGGGCGTTGGCGATGATGTGCGCCTGGTCAGCGGCATGCACGGGCTGCTGGGCCACGACTTCGGCCACCTTCGCGGTGACAGCTTCTTTGGCGGCGGCCTTGTTTGCGGCGCGCAGGGAGAATGAGTAGCTCATGGGTAAACCTTCTTGGTTGATCAGGTGATGGGGAAAGGCCTCAGGCCTCTGACGTGCTCATGCCAGCCATGGCGATGGGCAGAGGCACACCAGACACAGGCAAGGGGCCCATGTCCTTGGGCCAGCGGTAGGACGTGGCCCGGCTGCGGGGGAAAGCGCGCACGTTGACCTCGTCGCCTTGGTTGCCACCCAGCACCAGCAGGTTGCCCGCCTTGTCCTGGCCCACCACAAAGCCGACATGGCCGCCACCCACACGGGTGAACGTCACGATGCAGCCCACAGCGGGGCTGTGCATGCCCACGCCCCAGGTCTCCCACTCGCGGGCGCGGTAGTAGGCCTTGGGGATCTCGGCGCCAGCCTCACGCAGGACAGCGCCAGCGAACACGCCACACCAGGGCGTTTCGTCATCGCGCCACCAAGCGCCCAGCTTGACCAGCATCGAGACGATGGCCGGGTTGTGCTGCGGGCCCTTGAACTCCTTGAGGCCCAGGTGCCGCTTGGCGATGGCCAGCCAGGCGGGGGCGCTCATCGCTTGGCCCCACTGCCCGACAGATCGGCAGCCTTGTTGCGTGCGAATCGCATGAACCCAGCAACGATCCAGAACCCAGGCAGGGCGGCCAGGCACACGAACGGCATGCCAGCACCGGCCAGGGCATACAGGCGCTGGTCATCGAACCCGGCAAAGATCCGCATCCAGAACGCCAGCCACTCGGGATCGGCTTGGATGTACTTGTAGGCCGACCAGAAACCCAGGGTGCACGAGGACAGCAGGCCGCACAGCAGGCGGGTCGAGATGTCGTCAATCTCGCGGCCCTTGGCGGGCGGGACCATGCGAAAGCCCACCACGGCGCCCAGCACAGAGGCGAAGAAGAGGATGGCGCCGACGATGACCCCCGACTTCAGGCCAAAGGCGAGGCCTGCTCCTGTTTCTGCTGCCATGTTGAGGTTCCTGGTTGTGTTGTCCATGCCGCACATCCGCATGAAAAAAGCCCCTGCGGCGCTGCTGCCGAGGGGCTTGGTGGTGGAATTTGGGCGCACTGACCCCGTCAGGGGTCAGCTTGTTGTTTTGACGGGGGTGTCTCTCCGCCTTTGATCGCTGGGGCTGAGTAAATCACGGGGCGCGGGATTGTTGTTCACGCTCAGTCGTACAGCTGATAGACGCCACAGTTGGCGCACATATGCCCCTCGCGGGTCAGCAGGAACAGCTGATTGCCGCAGCCGCACTCGCGCACCTCTGTCTCTGGCGGCGGCATGAAGCCGAACTTGAAGCGGCCCATGTGGCGCTGGCATGCCGGGCACTCCAGATCGAGCGTGCCGGTGGGCGCTGCTGCCACCCACTCGTGGCGGCATGAGACGCAGAAGGCCTGGCCGGTGCCGATCTGCTCGGTTTCGATGGGCGCAGGCTTTGGGCGGGCGAAAGGGATGATGCTCATACCTCAAGGCCCTCCAAGATGTGCCGCTTGAGCATCTCGCACAGCCACAGCGCATCCTGCCGCGACATGCGGGATGACAGCACCACCAAGTCGCCGCCCTTGTCGTAGCCCACCACCAGCACGTCCTGGGGCTCCAGCTGCGCAGCGCTGGCCAGGGCCTGCTCTGGCGTCATCGTGGTGGCGGCCGGGAAGCCGATGATGTTGGTGTTCATGCCTGGGCGGCCTTCTGGAAGCGGGCAATGCGGCGGTCAAGGACTTCCAGGTACTTGCCCATGATCTCAAACTGTGTCGTCATGTCCATGCGCTCAGGTGCTGGAAGATCATCAAAGGCGTTGGTCAAGATGAAAATCTCCAGGTTGCTCAGGCGCCCACCCAGCTCCGCGCGCTCGGCCAGCATGCGCTGCTGGTGGGGCGGCAGGACTGGCGCCTCATAGGCCTTGGCCTCGGCAATGATTGCCTCGGCATCGTTTTGCTGCGAACCACTGAAACCCGGGTGATCAGTGCCCAGGATGCCGCTCATGTCGTCCGTGGCGGGCGCATGCTCGGCCAGGTCAGCGACGCGAACGATGGGGATTGCGTCGCTCACCACAGCCTTGGCCCTGTGCGTGAAGTGCTCGGCCAGGAAGTGGTGCAGGCCAGCCAGCGACTCAAAAACGAAGCTATGGGCATCGCGCATGCGCTGCTGGAAGTCTCCATGCTCCTTCACGATGAAGCCGTTGGCCGCAGACATGATGACCAGGCTGTCGTTCGGGTGGATGAGGGGTTGTTCTTGGTTGCTCATGGTTCAGTCCTTTCGTGGGAAAAGTTCGTGTGCTTGGGCGAGCGTGAGCCAAGCGCGGTTCACGAAGATGTATCGATCCGCCCCGACCGCAACCTCGGCCACAGCGTCCAGGGCGTCATGCAGGCGCTGGAATGTCTCGGGGTCACGAGCCAGCCTTTGTTGCCACCGGTACCGGTGCAGGTGCGTGTCCATCGCCGATCGCATGACGCTCTGCTGACGGGTCCAGCGAATGGCATGCCGTGAAGTGCTGGCGTTGAATCGCTTGCTTGCCAGCCGGTGGCTGATCAGGCGGTCGTACCAGGGCTCAGGCGGCTCACCTGGGCGAGACGGCGCATGCTGGGCGCTGATCCACCACACGCTTTCGGCTAGGCGCTGGGCCTTGCGCAGGCATGCGGGGGAGAGCTTGGGGCGGGGGCGGCGCTTCATCACAGCTCCAGGTTGATTGCGGTATTGAGGCGCCTGGCCATCTCGCCAGTCACCAGGATCACAAGGCGGTCCAGCTCGTCGGCCAGCTCACGTGCAGCGCCACCCAGGTGGTTGGGCACCTCACGCTCGACAGGGCGGCGGCCGGTGCCGTGGCAGGCCTTGCAGGGTGTGCCACTGAGCACGCCAGCACCCGATTCGGTGGCCTCGTCGCGCGGGATCAGCTCGAAGCACCGGCCTTCGCAGTACGCGCAGGTCGGGCGGATCCACCAGCGCAGAACGGAGGCCACCAGTTCGCGCCTCTGGTGCTTGGGCATGGGCCGACCGCCACGGCGCTGCGTGCGTCGGTTGAGCCAGCCGTCCATGGTGTCGATGACGGTCTCCAGGCCCTGCGTGTTGCCGGCGACGCTCATGCGGTAAAGCGCCAGGGCGGCGGCGCGCTTGGGGTCTGAGGCGACCCAGCCGGCGGCTATCAATTTGTCCGCATCGCAGTGGCCAGCGTTGACGCCCAGATCGCTGGAGCTTGTCGCCAGGGCGTAGCGTTCTGCGGCGGTGGGGCGGTTGCTTTGGGTGGTGATCATGGCTTTGTGTTGCAACAGGCGTTACAGCGTGGGTGTTACAAGGCAGTGCGTTACAGCGTGGGCTGTTGCAGTTCGATCAGCTCGATCTCTGCTGACAGTCCGGGCGTGGGCGCGTTGGGTGAGGCGAACTGACCGTGCATTTCGACTGCGGCCTTGTCGTAGGCCAGCTCAGCGGCTTCACGGGTGTCAAAAGTTCCGAGGTAAACCTCTTTCCAGTCCATCCATATCCTGGCTCGCCACCGCCCACTTGCGGTTCGCGTCACGCCCTTTGAGCCGCTGGTGTTGTTGGCTGGGATGCCGGTGTTGCGCGAGTTTTCGGCCGGGGTGCAGTTCCTGAGATTTGCGCGCCGGTTGTCGAGCTTGTCGCGGTTGCGGTGATCGACCAGAGTCGCGGACTGCACCAGAAAGCGGTGCATCGTCACCGAACTAGATGCGCCTGGCGGGCGGCCCACGACATAGCCGCGCGGGTCAAGCGTCCAAGCGATATCCCGAACTTGGTCCAGATCAGCAAGGTCGATCAGCGCCCAGCCTTTGAAAACTCCACGCTGGCCATGCAGCGGGATGCGGGCATGGTCATCGGCCAATTCGACTTCCCTGCGGTCAAACGTGGCGCCGAAGAGTCGAATCTCAGCATCTAGCCGGGCCTGCTTGGCTTCCTCGAATTCACGGAACCACCCGAGGTAGCAGTGCTTGCCCAGGTGGCCAATGCTGGAGACGAATCCACCCTCTTTGTGCGGGCTCACCCCGCGAAAGCGGCTCACTCGAAGGCCTCCACGTCCCAGCCTCCGCCGTCCTTCTTCGACTTGGCTTTGATGGCGATGAAGCGGAAGGGGTACAGGTCGGCGGCGATCTTGATCTTGGCGCGGGCGTCGTCCTGCCAGAAGCCTTTGACCTCGTGCAGCTCCATCTGGCCATCGGCGAGCATCACGGCGAAGTCGGGCGTGTAGAACGTGTTGTCGGCCAGGCGCAGCTTGACGCCCTCGAACTTGAACCACAGCACCTTGCCCACGTAGCGCAGGGTTTCGAGGTGCTTTTCGTAGGCCTGCTCGGTCTTGTTCTTCTGGCCGGTCTTGAGGCGGCCAAGGGCCAGCATGCGGTTGTTGGTTTTGGTTGCGGTCATGCGGTGGTCCTGGTGCGGTTGGGTTGGCTGGTGGGGCGTGCTGGAGCGATGCGGCGGTGCCAGTCGCAGTGCTGGGGCGTCTGCGCCATGGCGGGCACGTAGCGGATGCAGCCCCCTCGGCCCTGGTAGTCGGGGATGCCTCGGCGGGTGCAGCTGGCGCAGGTGACCATGTGCTCTGTGCCGTCGTAGGGCTCGACGGTGATGGCTGGTTGCGGGATGAAGTACGGGCGCTTGCACGAACTCGAGGTGTGGCCGACCTTGCCGCACTTGACGCAGGTGTCTGTGGTGCTCATGCGGCACCTCGCCCGGTTTGCGCGCGGCGGCTCTGCCAGTCGAACGTGAGGCGCTGCGCGCCCGCCTCGGTCAGGCGGTCGTATGCGGCCTCGCCCAGCACCTCGATCACGCCTTGGCGGTCGAGGTTGGACAGCACGATGGTGGGGTGCACAGCCTCGTAGCGGGCATCGATCAGCCGGAAAAAGGCGTTCTGCGCGTTGTCGGTCTTGCTGGAGCGGCCGACCTCATCGAGCACCAGCAGCTGGACGCGAGACAGGCCCTTGAGCCACTCGTCGCGCTCCCCGAATTCCTTAGACCAGTAGGCGTCAAGGAACTCGGTCGCCTTGACCCGCAGCACCGTGAAGCGTTGGGCACGCAGGGCCTTGCCGATGGCCGTCACAAGGTGGTTTTTTCCTGTGCCCGGGTTGCCCAGCATGATCAGGCCACGGCCTGCCGCAAGGTGCCCCTTGAACTCGCTCGCATAGGCCTGGCAGGCATCCAGCACACGGCGCTGCTTGTCGTTCTCGACCTCGTAGTTGTCGAACTCACACGCAGCAAAGCGCGCCGGAATGTTGCAGGTGCTCAGCAGGCTTTCGGCCCGAGCGATCCGCAGGCAGTCCGGGCACCCTCCGGGGTTGTGGGAATAGACGCTGTCGCGCACCAGGTACTGGCCGTGCGTTGGGCAGTCGGCCATTTCCCGGAAATCGTCGAGCGCCTTGCCCGTGCTGGGAAGGCCAGGAAAGTCAATCTCGGGGATGTTCGAGAGGTCAAGCGGGTTCAACGGCATCGTGTCCTCCGTGGTTGCTCTGGCGGGCGGCTGGTCGGCTTGGCTTGGTCGCTTGGCGCGCTGCGGTCTCGGCGGCGCGGACGGCGCGGGTCTTGAGGCTCTTGGCCAGGGTGTTCTCCCACTGGGCCTGCGTTCGCAGTTCGCCAGGGCGCGTGATCCAGAACGCCACGAACTCGCCCAGACCTTCAGCCATGGCCACCTCGTCCCTGACTGGGGCACCCATCAGCTTTGCCTGAGCCTCAAGCCCAGGGCCTGGCCGCCACTCGGCCGTGATGGCGAAGACCTCGATGTCGACGCTGGCCTCGCGTGCTGTTGTTGCTGGTGTATTTACTTCTTCTCTTCTCTTCTCTTCTCTGGACCGCTTTTTGTCCGCATCTTGTGCGGACGGATTGCGCTCATTTCGCTTACGCTCAGTCTCCTGGGCTCGGCGCTTTGCAGACCTGCCGTTATGAGAGTCAAAGCGGGGTGTAGCTACGTAATCTGACCCAATTTCGAGCCAGCCGACCGCCTCCATGGCGGCGGAAATTCCGTCGCAGCGGACCTCATCATCGATCGCTTCGGCGGTGTATCCATCAAGCCGTCCGTCCTCCGAGTGAGTGTCAAACAGACACCAGACCGCAAACAGTCCGCCAATCACGCGCAACTTGTCCGCACGCAATGCGGACGCAATGCGGACAACTTTTGGGTGCGTCATCAAATCGGCGCGCATCTTGATCCAGTCACCGGCCATGGCTAGACCTCCACTCATTGACGGTCTTGCTGCCCTTAGATCGATTGCAAGGGCGACACGAGGTGGTCAGGTTTTCAAGGTTGGTCGAGCCTCCACGCGCTACTGGCTGGATGTGGTCTGCCTCGAGGAAGACGTTGCGTGCACCGCAGTATGTGCAGGTGTAGTTGTCGCGCGCGAACACGGATGATCGCAAAGCTGCCCACTCGCCGCTCTCGATTTCGAGCCGACGAATTACCTTTCGCATGCGGACCTGCTTTGCGCGCCACGCCTCGCGGGCTTTCTCGGCGACGACGGGGTGATACCAGCGGCCATCAGTGCACAGCAAGAAGCCACGCATGGCGCCAGGTTTGATCTCGGGCCAGGCCTTGTCGATCTTTCCTCGTGCAACATAGCCTGCAGCCTTGGCGATCCACCGGTCATCGTCAGGGATCGATGCGGCAGGGATCTGGTGCCACGCGGCAGCCCACAGCAGGACGGCGGCCCACAGCAGGACGGCGGCCCAGCATGCCTCGGGCGTTTCATTTGCGGCCAGCTCGCTGTCGCGCAGCCTGACAACGTCCAGAGGCATGAATGCGAAATCTTGCAGATCGCACTCGCTGGGGGTGAGTGGGGTGGGTTTGGTCAAACGAACAGCTCCAGGTTCTGCCCTTTGGTTGGCTCAGCCCTGCCCGCTGGTTGATCGGGCGCTGGTTGCATTGGGGAAAATGCTTCGCATTGGTCCAGTGCTTTGCAGGCAAGCAGCGTCCAGCCATGGCGTGAGTCGTTGATGTTGTAATCGCGCCCGCGATCGCCAATGCTCGCCGTCTGGTGGGCTTTGTGGTGGGCGCAGTCGCTGCGCCTAGGGCATGTCACACCCCAGGCGGCCCCATTGCATTTGATGATTTCGCCGCTGCTCACCAGGGTCTCCAGATCGTTGACGCGCCGGGCCTTGAATTCCGCTTGTGTCTCGAAGACCTGGCGGCCATGTGCATCGCGCAGGGCGCGGCCATCCGGCTGGTACCGGGCCAGCAGCCAAGAGGTGAATGGCTGGCCCATGGCGTCACGAACGCCGGTGGCATCCTGCGCTTCGGCCCAGTCGACGATTTCGGCGGGGCTCACTCGGCACCCCCTGAATACTCGGCTGGCCAGCTCGCTGGCATGACGGCGTTGAACCCCTTGAGCCCTGGGCAGTAAACGACCCACTCCCCTTGCGGCTCGGTCATGTGGCCGATGCTTGGGATGCCCACCTCAGGCAGAAGCTGATCGCCGAACATGCTGGCGGTCTGGGTGTCGCTGGTGCGGCGCGGCTTGGTCACACCTCACCCCCAATCGGCCCCACGCCTCGGGCGTAATCCGTGTGGGCGAACAGGGCATCGGCGTAGGGCTTGTCCAGTGCGAACTTTTGCCCATTGACCTCGATCAGCAGTCGACCGGTGCTGGTCAGCGCAAACTCGCAGTCGGCAGGGCTTACGGTCGGCTCGACCTCGTCACCCACTTCGGCAAATGGCTCGGCCGCTTGCTCGCTGGACGGTTGCAGGAGCTTCGTTGGCTCATGCTTCTGGGTGAGCCAGAGCGCAGCCATTGCGCCCACGTCCGTGGTGAACCACTGGACGTTGTAGGTGCCCTCAATCTTGGTTTTGTTGATCAGGCCGTGCTCAATGCAAGCTGCCAGGATGCCGCTCAGGCCCTTGTAGTCCTCAGGCTGGCCGATGGCAGACAACAGCGCGGGCGTGGGCAGCTTTTGCCCATGGTTGTCAGCCAGCGCCATGAGGCAGCTGTACGCCATGGTTCCCGCCTGGGGTAGGTAGCGATAAGGGGAGTCAATCATGTTTCAAGTTCCTCGATGTCGATTTCGTCCAGGCGGTCGCGCTCGTCGTCTCGGCGTGCTGCGGCCTTCTGGCCAGGTTTGAGTGAGCTGCGCTTACCAAGGTGAAAGCCGTGGCAGGCTGGGCAGCTGTAGACGCCCCTGCGGCTGTTGCCGCGTGACTTCTTGCGGGCGGTGTTGACTTCGTCGGCTTGCTGGTAGCTGTCAAAGCGGACCTTCCCGTCACAGCCCGAGGCGGCACTCCAGTTCTTGCCGGTGTGTCGGGCCATGGCGCTTACCCCTGCGACTCGATAGGCAGCAGCGGTGTGCATGCACCTGCAGGCGGGTGGCACTTGTCCTGCCTGACCTTGCGGCGCTGGTGCTGTGCTGTGCACTCGGCGCAGTAGTCCGGCACCTGGCCCCGGCACAGCTTGGCGCGCATGGATGCGTTGTCCTGGCTCTCGTCCCGAACCGACTCCAGATACAGCGTCCACTGCTGGCGATCGAAGCACGCAGGCGGGTTGGCAGACATGGCGGTGAACCATTTGGGAGGGGTGTCGTTGGGTGAGCCGAACGTGCGAGACATGCGCGCTGGCCGTGGCTCAGGCTTCGGACGCCTGCGGGTTTGCGTCGGCCTGCACGCTTGTGGGGGCAAGCGTGGCCACGGGCGCCAGGGCAGGGCGGGGTGCTGACGTGGTGATGACAGCGCAGTGCTTGAGCATCAGACTGCGCACATGCTCTTCACCCAACGCATCCAAGGCCATCAGCTCACGCATGCGCTCGGCCATGGTCTTGCCCAGCACGTTGCAGCGGCGGTGAAAGGCAGCTTTGAGCTCACCCTGCAAACGCAGGTTGATGTCGTCATCGCACGGGCCCATGGCCTGGTCGATGACAGAGAACAGCGGGGACTGTGAGCCCTCAGAGGACAGATCAATGGGACGCAAAACGGCAGACATGAAAACCTCCTTGGTCGATGACCAGCTGTGGGCAGTCGGGAAGGTCAGCGGCTTGTGGGCCGCTGCGATGTCCGCAGCAGCGCGCGCACTTGAGGCCCACGCCCAAGAGCTGCGCAAGCGCTGCGGAGAGGAATAAAAATGCCCAGCCAACTCATGCACACAAGGCAAGCGCCCAGGGAGGAAGGTGGCGCTCCGCGTCAGGCCAGAGCCTTTGCGGGGGTCGGGTGCATGGGGGAAGTGGCCGGGCAGGCAAAGGGTTGGCATTGCCGCTCACCTCAGGTCATTGAGGTCGATGTGCTTGAGCACGTGCCATGTGTGGCGCACGGCGCGTGCGATCTGGCGGGCGGCAAGGGTGAGGATCAGCATGTCCGGGCCTCACTCAAAGTGGCGCGGCATGCGCCACACGTCGCGCGCGCAGGACGTCACGCACAGCGCGGCAATGGCCAGGACCGTGGAGATCAGTGGGTCACCGAATGCTGCGTAAGAGCAGCACCCCATGTAGACAGCGACCAGCAGCAGCACGGCGCAACCCAAGCGGCAGACCAGGGTGATGGGGTTCATGGGTGGGCCTCACTGGAAGGTTCGGACTCCGGCGCCACCTCTTGCGCGAGCTTTGCCAGGATCAGCGCGTCATTGACGCTCTTGGGGCAGTTGCCTGCCGACCATTTGGACAAGCGGGGCTGCGGGATTGCGGTGCGGCGTGAGATCTCCGCTTGCGACAGGCCAGCGCTCTGGAGCCGAAGGAGGATGGAATTGACGTCTTGCATACCGGCATCCTATTCGATAGAGCATAGACAAGTCAATGCCTTGTCGAATTATTCCAAGGGGAATAATTTGTGCATGAGATGGCATGAGTTCATTGGGGTCTTGGTGCAACGCGCAGGCGGGGAATCCGCAGTTGTGCGAGACATGGGCGTGGCGGGAAGGGGCTTCCAGGGCACGCTCTACAAAGTGGCTCACGGCCTGGTCAAGTCCCCATCAAGGGCGACGGCCGAGAAGATTGCCAAGCACTTCCAGATTGATGTCGACGCGCTGTACAGCGACGCAGTGGCGCGCAAAGAAGCGGCGCGCCTGGGCATTGCTGAAGGGGGCGATGCTGCTGCACCAGCGTCTGGGCTGCCCGCAGCCGGTGTCGACAGGGCGCAGCCGCTCAAGCGCGCACGGGTGATGACGTTGCAGGAGTTGGCCGAGCAGTCGACCTTTGAGCGTTTTGTGACCCTGGTGGCAAGCACAGACCTGCCGCCGCACACGCTGGCCGGGTTTGACGTGCGCATCAGCACGGAGGCGGTCGAGCCTGCCGATGGGGCTTTGATCGTTGCCAAGCTGGCCGGCGGCTCGTGTGAGTTGGGTGTGTGCCGAATGATCGTGGGCGGCTATGAACTTGACATCGGTAGGGGTGTCACCCTGGAGCAGGCCCGGCACGGGCTTATGGTGATCGGCACGGCCATCGAGACTCGGCGCGCTTTCCCGCTCAAACGCTTATAAACCGCCTGTTTTCACTTATGAAATGACACCCCCATCGGTGGGTGTACTTATACCTGCCCGCCTGAGGCATGCGCTTCAATGCGCTCCGTTATATTTGTGCAAATAGCGGCGTATTGAGCAAATTCAGCGGGGGATTGAATGCGTAGGTGCGTGTATTTTTGTGAGGCGTATGAAATTCATGTCCTTTATCCCGATGCCTTCGAGTTGCCAGAGGTGGCAACCCTTGCGGAAAT